TGGTTTACCATAATTTTATATTTTACGGATATTCTCATTTTTGAGAAAATAAAGGAAAATACTGTATACATGATAGAATTTTGATGCATCATGTGGTATTTGATACTATGTTATATGATATAATAATATGTGATATAGTTTTGAATACTACATATATGCTACTATTCATATTATTTTAATAGGATTATATCATTGTATTCATATTCTAATTATAGGAATTGATAGTATAGTTTTCTGATAGGATTTATAATGAATAGTAAAATTGTAGGATATAAAAATAAAGCCTATCGGAATTATAGGCATTGAGAAGTATTCATAGATGCATTGTAGGAGTTAACTGTGGATAACTTTTATACCCTACTGTATTTATAGGAATACTAGCCTGTGGATAAATTGTGGATAACTTTATTCATAGTAGAATTGTGGGGAATTATCATTTTTGAGAATAATTTGATTTTCAAATTTATGTCGAAAATCTATCAATTAGCAGAAAATATAAATTTTATCTATAGATTTTTGCCCCTGTTTTTGTCCTTGTGTTATATACAGATGTGTTTATACAGAGGACACAAAACGGGGTCTGGTATAATCCCCACTATTTTAATAGGATATAATATACCAGAAATCTAGTGTCCTTGCCACAAAAACAAATGTCCACAGGTTGCACTTTCCCCAGAATTGCAATTACTTTGACACTGTATCACTTTACTTGACTAAAGCATGGGGGTACTTTAACATTTTAACGCACTAAAGCGTGTCCCACGGCACACAGAGCAACTCTATCTACACACCAAAGAAATTTTTACCTTAAATTTTTCACCACACGAATCTATTCACGATTTACTCCCCTATCCCCTACTCCAAAAATGAAAATTTTATTTCAAAATACTCCCCTACTCTCCATTGGGTTTTCAATTTACTCCCAAAAACACCCCTCCCCTATCGTAAATTTAACGATAATATTGTAATATTTTTTATAAAAAAATTCAATTTAATACAAATAAATCCTATTTTAAATCAAAAATGTAAAAATTTTATCTATTCTATATTTTTTAAATCTGCGTTCCTAAAACCAAAATATCAACTTGCCAAAACCCCTCCCCTACCCTATAATATACATTAAGAAAGGAGATGTTTTTATGGAAATATACGATTATATTTATTGGGGAGACTATAATAAACGTATGGATGAATTGGCAACTTTAACTAATGAAGAATGGAATTATGGCACACGCACAGATAATCATATTTTAAAAAAATATATGAGACACACATATTGGAAATTAGAAGAAGAAGGTAAAGTAATTCGCACTGATTCTTATACTATTTTTAACACAGGTCTTTTCACTTCAATTTATGAACCAATTTATGTTTTAGCAAATAAAGCATCAGAAGGATATACAAGTGATTGGATATTTGCAGGATTTTATACTGAGTATGAACTTGGACATATTGGTATTTATGAACTACCAGAAAGAGCAAATTATTTCCAAGACCCTTCCCTTCTTATTTTTGACCCAAATTGCAAAATTAACGTTCAATATAAACATATCCTTGAAGATGAAGATAATAAACGTAGACTAGAAGAAATTTTAGGAGAAAATCAAAATATTATCTCTTTGCTTCGTGGAGAAATAGAAATGATGAAGTTAAAAGTTTCTGCAAATTATAAATTAGCAGTGCCACAATATTTTAATGGCAAGATTCAACTTCTTCTTCCTCTTTGTTTAAATGATGGTGTTACACCAGACCTTGCTCTTGTAGTAACAAAAAATGATAGTGGTAATTTTTATCAAGGACATACTTGTTTAACTATTGACATGGCTTATAGTAATGCAAGATTAATAGCCAAACCTACAACTAATTGGCTATTATTATAACTGCAACAACAAAAAAAATAAAATTTAATATTTAGATGAAAAAGTGCTGTCGCAAGATGGCACTTTTTTCATCTCCTAATTAGGTGCAAATTTTTATAAAAAGTAGAAATATAAAAGAAAAAATATTTAAGGAGTTGTTAATATGATTTATGTTTCTAAATATGCCCTTGGAGATGAATTTACAATAGAACATCTTAAATTGACAGGGTATGATTACATTCCAGAAAATATTAAATGTTATGTATCTCACATTGTTGCACTAGAAACCAATTATATAATTCAATTATCTGTAGCAAAAGATTATCTTGAATATAAAAAAGATGATTTTTTAATGCACATTTATTATTGTATAGAAGATTATTATAAAGAGCCAGAATTTGCACAAACTTATCCTACTTATTTAGAGATACAAGATGTAATTGTAGATTCTTTTACTAAGCGTTGGTTTAAATTAGAATCAATAGAAGTTGATTATAAAAATGGTATTAAATATTGGTTTAAATCTTCTGATGAAAAAGAAATAGAATATAAAGAAGAAAAAATAAAATTTTATATAAAAAATGGAATATTCAAATTAATAAGATTTAAAAATGAAAAATAAAAAACAAAAATAAAGGAAAAACTTAATTTTGCATCAAAATCGTATATATATTATATTTTATCTTTTATAGGTGTCTATATTATTAGTGTACACTTTACTATACTTTTGTATAGTCAACTGAACCACCCCCCGTTCAGCACACTATACTTTTGTCCCATGAACTGAACCACCCCCCATTTTCATAAAAATTAAAAGGAGAGATTATTATTAAAAAACAATATTTTACAAAAGTTCCAAATAGCTATATTCAATGCAATATTAAAAACAAATTTGGCATAAGTAGAAAATTTTATATTACCTATATTTTGATTGACAGATATCGTTCTTATGAAGATTTTAGTTGGGTAACAATTAAAAAAATTATGGAATTCTATGGATATAAAGCAAATAAGAATAAGCCAAAAACATTTAATGAGATATTAGATATTTTAGAATATATGATTAATAATGAAATGATTGAGGTTGCCCAAGATTTAGATAGTTTATCTTATGATACTGGAATTGAAATTAAAATAAATGCCAAAAATTTTGATTGCCCTGAGAGATTTACAAAATTAGAATCTTATCAGTTAGACCACATTCTTACAGCAGAAACATCTTTAAATAAAGAAAATATATTAATGGCATTTCTTTACATTTCTTCTTATATTGGATGCAGAAAAAGAAATGAAGATGGCTCTGAATTAGAAAACCCACAAAATAATCCAGAAGCATTTTGGAAAAGCATCAATAATATGGCAAAAGATTTGGGTATGTCTAAATCTACAATATATCAATGTATTGATTATCTTACTACATACAATAATGATACTCCCCCACTTTTAATTAAACATAATATTTCTGAATTTAATAATGAAGAAAATTTAACTGGACTTCCTTCTATTTATGTTCTAAACAAAAAAGGATATGAAAATGAAATTAAATGGGCTATTAACAAAATGAAAGAAATTTACGATATTAAATAATGGGAGCAAGTTTATATTCTTCTATCGAAATATTAAATAGGAATACGATTCACCTCATTTAGTATTTCAAATTTTTAAATATAAAGGAGAATATAAAAATTGAAAAATAGTTTAATTAAATATGGGCATGATAGCCGATGTTTTTGTGGATACATATATGAAGCAGATTTTTGTACAGACCATCCTCCAAAACATAAAGTTAATGAAGGTTCTAAAATTGCACAAAGAATAGAATCTAATTGGAAGTTTGATAGAGAATGCAATAAGTCTGCAAAAAATAGAGAATTTAAAAAGGTTGTGGATAACGCATGACCTTTACAAAGAATGATTACAAATTTTTTAAAAAAGCAAAACAAGTAGCCACGGTTTCTGATTTTAATAAAGTACACATAGGTTGCGTTGCTGTATATCGGGGACAAGTTATAGGTATTGGATGCAATACAAATAAAACGCATCCATATCAGGCTAAATATAATAAATTAAGAGATGATATTTGGACAGAGCATAAGGCTCATGCTGAAATTGCCTGTTTGAATCAAATAAAACACATGGATATTAAATGGTCTAAAGTAAAATTATACATATTTAGGACAAGATATGATAAACCTTATGGAATGTGTAGACCGTGTTCTGCTTGTATGGGGGCTATAAAAGACATTGGTATTAAAAATATTTATTATACAACAGATAATGGTTATGTTTATGAGGAAATTATTTAGGAGAAATTATTATGAATAATATTTTTAATTTGCATGAATTTATTACGGTAATGAAAAGTTGGGAACAAATTGAACGATTTAAAGAAGAATTATATACATATAGAAAAAATATAGATGATTTTGAATTTTCTTTTCCTACTTTAGAATATCAATTAAAATTTGCATTAGAGAAAATGTTTTGTGATGATTCAAATTTAAGTTGGATTGAATATTTTGTTTATGATTTAGATTTTGGCACGAAGTATGAAGATGGTATGATTAAAGATGGTGATGGCAATATTATTAAACTTGCTACTATTGAAGATTTGTATAATTTACTAATTAAGGAGATTGAAGAAAATGGCAAATTATAATATTCCTTTAGAAGAACAGGAAACAGTTATTCATTTTATGCGTGGAGAAGATTTTGCTACTATTTCTACAACTGATAGTACAATGATTACTAAAATGACTAAATTATGTGACAATAATCCAGATATGTATAAAGTTATTAATGAAGATGGTGCTTCAAAAATATATCGTTGTTACGATAAATCTATGGTTAGTCTAAGACAGAAAAAACGTGAAGTAACAGAAGAACAAAGAAAAGCCGCAGGTGAACGCATGAGGAAATATCAAGCAAGTAAAAATACATAATGCGTTGTTTTATGCCAAATTTTAAAGATAGACTATTGTATAGAATTGATATATTATATCGGTTTATTAATTTATCATCTAAAATGATATGTTTTCTATTCAATAGTCTATCTTTGATTATTAATATTAAAATGGAGGTGTTTCTAATAGGAGAATTTGGATTAAAAATAAAAAATATAGAAGCAAGTACATTGTATGAATATAATATTGGGATTCGTGACCACTATGATTATAAAGAAGCAATGTTTACAAATAGTTTATTTTTTGATTTTCTTATGGAAAATGGTATGACTACTTGGAAAGAAGAAAGTACAAGAGATATTATTTGTTTGGAATTTAATTTTGGCACTCGTTCTTATGAGCAAGAAATAGAACATATTACAAAGATTGCTCACAATGCTAGAAATGAATATAAACTTGCTAAATCTTTAAAAAATAAAAACGAGATTGAGAAAAAATATAATAAAAGAAAAAAAATTCAATCTCTTTATTTAGAAGCAAAGAAAAATAAAGATAAATATAAAAAAATTTCTAAAGAAGAAATTAGACGTATTTTTTATAATGATGGTGTAAATGTTGAATATGTATCTCGCAAAAAAGATGGCACAATAAAGAAAGTTGAAACAATTCATTATAAAATGCTCTATCGTAGCACTGGTAAAGCAAAAAAAGGTTCTTGTATGTTTATAAGAGATAAATTATATAAAAAAGCAAAAGATTTTTTATATATGGGAATTAAACTATCTAAAAAGAATCCTATGATTGTTGAAATTAGTGCTTATGCCCCTCTTGTTTCTTCTACAATTGTAGACAAAATTAAAATCAATCCAAGAAATATTTTAATTTTAGAAGATATTGATAGATTTTTTACTACAGATGTTGTAAGTATTGAAACGAATGAAAATAAGGAATGTATAGCAAAACATATACAGAACTATAAATTAAAAAACACATTGTTTGATGGACAAGCATTAATAGATAGCAGTATATTCCCTTCTTGGGGGAATGGATACATTCTTTTAAGGCATCATTTTACTAAAATGGCTGCATTTTGTGCTCATATTCAAGATTTTTTTAAAGATTATTTTGGAGATAAATATGATACAGCAACAGTATTGGATATGTTTGGCAATGAACATTATGTGAAAGATATTCAATTAATTACAACAGACAACGCAGTGAAATGGCTAAAGTTTGATAAAACATATGATTATTGGTGCAATAAAGTTGAAGAAAATGGATGTAATTTTGGTATTGTAAAAACAGCACATGAAAGTAAACTCGGCTCTGTTCAAAAAATGAGTTATCAGATGGTGAATTCGTTGGATGAATCAATTATGCAAAATGTAATGAAAGAAAGTATTCAATATGTTGAAAGATTAAAACAAGATGATGATTTCTTTTTAGAATATTTAAAGAAAAACAGTAATTTTTCAAATGATTATGAAGTATTGATTGCTTTATGCGAACAAGATAGAGATTTTTTAAGGAGTAGTTATTTTAGACATAGAAAAGAATTTATAATTAAAAATTATGTTCTAAATATGAAAACAGGCAAGATTATTCAAAATGCAGAAAATCTTGTTATTGTTGGTTCTCCATATGCTATGTTATTATATGGTGCTACTGGAAATAAAAATATTGTTGATGAAGACCCTACTTTTAATATTGAAGAAAATACTATTCAATGTTATACAGAAAGATTTGAAGATGGGGATTATTTGGCATTTTTTAGAAGTCCTTTTAATTCAAAGAATAATCTCACATATTTACATAATTACAAACATGAATTATTAAAAAAATATTTTGAGTTTGGAGAACAAATCGTTGCAGTTAATTTGAATGGGACAGATTTCCAAGATAGAAACAATGGTTCAGACCAAGATTCAGACAGTGGATACTGTACAAATCAACCAGATATTGTAGAACATGCAAGACAATGTTATTTAAACTATCATACTATTGTAAACAATATTCCAAAAGATAAAAATGTTTATGAGAACACAATGGATGATTATGCAAAAATAGATAATGCTCTCGCAGGTTCTCAAAGAGATATTGGAGAATCTAGTAATCTTGCTCAGATGGCTCAAACATATGCATGTAATTTTTCTGACCAAAAATATATAGATTATGTTTGTATATTAAGTGTTTTGGCTCAGGTTGCTATAGACAATGCAAAACGTAGATTTGATATTGATTTGGCAGGAGAAATTCGTAGAATTAAAAAAGATTTAGATATTAAAGAAAATAAATATCCTAGTTTCTGGAGATTAATACGCAGAGATACCAAGTTTGAAAAGATAAATTGTAATTTAAAATGTCCAATGAATTGTTTGTATGATGTTGATTTAAATAAATTTAGAAAAAATTCCTCTACATTGCCAATGGATGTATTTTTTCAAAAATTTGAATTAGAACAAAACAGAAAAACTTGTAAAAAAGTTGAAGAATTAATTCATAAATATTCTTTAAAAACTTTTGAGTATAATACTTCTGATGATGATAATTATAGAGATGAACAATATTTATTATTAAGGAATGATTTTAATGATTTAATTAGCAACATTCAAAGAATTTATTTGTCTAGTAATTATATTGGATTAATGTCTTGGCTTATTGATAGGGCTTTTATGATTACACCAAACATTAATAGTAATCATAAAGTAATACAAACAAAAATACATACAAATAAAGCAATTTTATTAAAAGTTTTATATCAAGTAAATTCAACAAATTTACTAAAAATATTTGCAAAAAATGTGCAAATTTAACAGTTTTTTGGGACACCGAATGAAATTTTAGTTTTAAAAACATTGATTTTTCAGCGTTTTTTATAAATTCATTAACCAATCTAATGAAGGAGAAAGTACATTTTGTACAAGTACCTTCTCCGCTAAGTACCAATTGCGGAATACAAATATGGACAACGTTGTAAAATTCTAGTGCCTTGCCAGTCGGCTAATAGACTGGCTAAATTAAGACTGATTAAGACCTATGATTAATTTCATAGGTCTTTTTATTTTGAGGGAATTGTTTATGAGTAAAAAAGACGATAAAGCAATAATTAAAGTTATCGGAGGTAACGCAGAAGCAGTTACAGGCTCTTGTTCTATCATTGAATATAAGGGTGAAACATACTTATTTGAATGTGGTATGTATCAGGGTAAAACAGTATCAGATACATACAAAGAAAACAAGAAACTTTTAAGTCAAATTAAACCACAGAAAGTTGATGTAATTATAATTGGACATAATCATTCTGACCATGTTTTAAATATTCCTGCACTTTATGCTACAGGAAAATGTCATGCAAGAATTATTGTTCCATATAAATCAACTGCAATTTTAAAAGAAATGTGGCTAGATGGTGCATTTATAAATGATAGAGATTCAAAAGTTTTATCTGCAAAAGCAGAAAAATTTATCCCTCCCCTATTTACTGAAAAAGATGTATATGAAGCATTGAATTATATAGAAGAATATACTTCTAATGAAATTCACAGAATTACAGATTGGTTGTCAATTAAGTATACTCATGCAGGTCATATTTTTCTTTCTCAACAGACGGAAGTTATATTAAAAGATACAGTAAATAAAACTATCTTATTTACTTCTGATATAGGTAATTTAACTACTCAAAATGAGCGTGTATTTGTAGAGCCTTTTGAGCCAATTAAGAAAGCAAATATTGTAATTGGTGAATGTACTTATTCTGCAAAAGGTAGAAGTACAACCAGAAAAGATTTTGATACAGATATTCAAAAAATTAAGAGTGTAATTACACAATATTGTATTGATAGTAGACATAGAGTGGTATGCCCCACTTTTAGTTTAGATAGACTACCATTCATGATGTGGTTAATTTATTCTATTTTCAAAGATGATGATAGTTTTAATGTACCAATAATTATTGATAGTCCTTTAGCAATTAGATTACTATATTGTTATTCTGATTTATTAGAAGGAAAAGCAAAAGAAAAATTTGATGAAATGGTACATTGGGATAACTTTGAATTTATTTATAACCCAGAAGATAGTAAAGATGCTGTTGCAGATAAAAGAGCAAAAGTTGTACTTTCATCAAGTGGTATGTTAACAGCAGGTCGTAGCGTTAAATGGGTGCAAAGTATATTGCCAAATGAAAATGATTGCATTTTATTTTGTGGATATAGTACAGAAGGTTCTTTAGCAGATAAAATCAAAAATGGTAATGCTCAAAAAACAATTAACATTAATGGTAAACCATATAAAAATAAAGCAAATATTATTAGTTTAAATTCTTTTTCAGGTCATATGAACAGAAATGATATGCTTGAATATTATTCTTCAATTAATACAGAAAAGATTTATTTAGTTCATTCAGACCAACATAAAATTGAATTTAAAGAAGATTTGCAAAATTTAATACATGAAAAATTAAAGACTACAAAAGTTGTGGCAGTTAATAAAGGCACAAAAATTGTGTTATAAAAGTTTAAGGAGAAAGGTTAAATACGGTTATTATATGGAAAGTATTCTACTACCTATTATTGAAGGTATTGGAAGTAAAGATGTTTTAACACCAGAAGAATATACATATTGGATGGCTAGACAGAATAGAACCTTTTATATTGATTTTGAAGTTGATGAGATGTATCAACTTATGGAATTAGGTAAAGTAATTATTCAAATCAATATGTCTGAAATTAATATTCCAAAAGAAGAATTGAAACCAATTTATCTATTTATTCATAGTTATGGTGGAGATATTGAACAAGCAAATTTCTTTTGTGATTTAGTAAGAAGTAGCAGAGTACCTATTGTAACAATTGGTATGGGTGTTGCTATGTCAGCAGGTTTCTTGATTTTTATTTCTGGACATAGAAGATATGCTTTTAAACACTGTCAAATGCTTGTGCATCAAGGTAGTGCAGGTTTTGCAGGTACAGCACAAGAAATTGAAGAAGCACAGAAAAATTATAAAAAACAAATCAATGAAATGAAAGAGTATATTCTTGAAAGAACAGAAATTGACGAAAAGACATTTAATAAAAATAAAAATAAAGATTGGTATTTAACAAGTAAAGAACTTGTTGAATATAAAATTGTCGATGCTTTAATTGATAATTTTGAAGACATTATTTAAGTTTAAAGAGAGGTAAATAAAAATGGCAAAACAAGGTGTTAAATATACTGAAACAACTGGTAAAAATTTAAAAGCAGTAGGTATTCTTGATGCAGATAAAAATGCAATTCTGGTTGATGGTGAAGTTGTAAATATTTCTGCACTACTTTCTGAATTTGATGGTTTTGAAATTAGTTTTTCTCTATCTATGAAAACAGAAATTGAATTAGATACTCCAGAAGTTGAAGATGAAGATGAAGAAGTCTAAGGTGAATTAATATATGTCTACATATAAACGATTTGAAAATGAAACTGATGAAGAATTAATCTTTCGTATTACTGGAGATAAAGATAAAATTGGTTCTTGGCAAGATGTAGCAGATATTTTAAATGAATTATTAGGAACAAATTATAATGCTAGTACATTCAGAAAAAAACGACAATATTTTGATACAATGATGAATGCAAATGAACATATTATTTTGCAAGACAAGAATTATATTGAAGAACTAAAGAGAGAGCGTCAAGAATTATATAAAGAACGTCAAAAATTATCAGATGAAAGAACTGAATTAAACAGATTATTGCGTAGAGAAGCAAGAAAAGAATCTTATCTTGAAATGGTTCAAAGAGTAATTTCAGAAGATACTATTCCTATTAAGTTTGATATAGAATATAAACATATTGATTCTGATAATAGTCTATTGGTTCATTTAACTGATATTCATGCAGGTATTTATATTGATAATTTTAAAAATATTTTTGATGAACATGTTTTAAAACAGCGTATTGAAAAATATACAAATGAAATTATTGACATTCAAAAAAGACATCGTTCTAAAGATGCATATGTGGTTGTTGGAGAAATTTTATCTGGATTAATTCATAATAATTTAAGATTACAAAACAACATGGATTTAATTGAACAATTTAAACTTTCTTCAGAATTAATTGCTTCTATGTTGATTTCTTTAGGTGAAAATTTTGAAAATGTTTATATGTATACAACTATGGGAAACCATAGTAGAATTTCACCTAAAAAAGAAGATGCATTAGATGGTGAAAATATGGATATTTTACTTCCATATTATTTAAAAGCAAGATTACAGAATATTGATAATATCCATATTGAAGATAATGATTTTATGCCTGATGTTGCTGTATTTAGAGTACATGGGAAATTAATTATGGCTTCACATGGACATAAAGATAGCCCTTCTAATGTAGTTCAAAACTTTACTCTATTATATCGTAAATGTCCTGATATTATATTACTTGGACATAGACATACGAATGGTTTAACAACAGTGTTTGATACAAAAGTTATTGAATCAGGATGTGTTTCTGGTGCTGACCAATATGCTTTAGATATTAGAAAAGCAACTCACCCAGAACAGACTGTTTCTGTAATAAATAATAATGGTCTTGTTTGTATTTATGATATACAACTAGATAATTAATGGGACGATATTATATCGTTCTTTTTTAATTGTAAACGAAAAATTAGTTGATAAAAGGAGAAAATAAATATGCTAAATAAAGATAATTTTACAAGAAAATTTGCTTCTGAAACAGGTAGAACTATTACAGAATCTAAACAAATCGTAGAAGATTTTATTGCTACAATCACTAAATCAGTAGTTGAAGATGGTGGTGTTGATTTTTATGGTTTCATGAAAATTGAAAGAGTAACACAACCTGCAAGAGAACGTGTAAATCCTGCAACTGGTGATAAAATTATGTGTGAAGAAAAAGAAATTCCTAAAGCAAAATTTTCTAGCAGATTTAAAAAGGTTGTAAATGGTGAAGCCTGATTAGGAGGTTTCTATATATGGAAATCAAAAAATATAACGACTATTCAGAATTTGTAAAATCTGTAATGGATAACATGGAAAGTGTAAGACAAAACATTACTATTGTTGCTTTCTATGAAGATGCATCTGCAATTTTAAAACATATTGCAAAATATGAAAAATCAATTCTATATTCTATTGATATTCATGATTATATGTGGGAAAACTATGATTCTGAATATTATATTACACTTTCTAAAGACGATGAAGGTGATTATCTGATTTATTGTGAAAAGGCTTACGATGATAAAAAAGATGTGTACCTATATGGAGAATCTAATATTGTATATATTGCAGAAGATTGTAGTGCTAAAGTATTGAAAAGACTATATTCTGATATTTATTATGAAGTAAGATTCTTTGATGATGAAGAAGATGATTTTGACAAAATGGTAAAAACTATGATGAATGTAGATGAAATTGAAATGGATGAAGACATGAAAGGTTTTACTGTTTCTCGTTCTGATGATTATGGTTTTTCTACTTTTAGTTTTCACTCTACAGACGAAGATTTGGTTAAAAGAGTTTTAAAAGATTATAAGAAATTTTGATTTGTGGATTTGATACCATAGAAATGAATTTCTTCATATTGAAAGTGCTGAGAATGTTGGAACTTCTCAGTGCTTTCTTTTATTGACGCAGGTTATGGAAGTGGTCTATCCGCTGGGGTTCATACCTCCAGAATCGCAGGTTCAAATCCTGCACCTGCAATTTAACCACTATAGGGCTTATCACCACCACCCACCACCCACCATTAAGTTCTATAGTTGGTTATTATAGGCGGTTAGTTTAATTGGTAAAACGTCAGTCTCCAAAACTGAAGTACAGTGTTCAAATCACTGCCCACCTGTTAGAGAAGCAAAACTCATAGAAAAGCAATTTGGGACTATTTTCCCCATGCTATATGCAATTTTATAATTTATACTGTACATTGAAAATTTAATAATGAGAGATGAAACGAAAAATCATGACAGGGTAAGTTCCTGTATAAGTTTCTTCTAAAAGTTTAAGACCTTTGGAAATCAAAGGTCTTTTTATTTTTAGGAGTGATATTATGGATAAAAGATTAGATTGGATATTAAAATATAATAAAGAAAATAATAATGAATATGGTGATTTTGTTTTTTCTGGAAAATATTTAGCCGTATATAGACCCAACCATCATAGAGCAAGAAAAGATGGATATGTTTATATTCATCAATTACAGGCTGAGAAAATGTTGGGAAGAAAATTAAATAAAAAAGAATGCGTTCATCATAAAGATTATGATAAATTTAATAATGATATTAATAATCTTATGGTATTTAAAACTATTGCAGACCATACCGCATTTCATAATGGAAGTGAAATTTATATTGATGGAGATGTTTGGGTTGCCAAAATACAAAAAAGTTATATTTGTCCAATTTGTAAAATAAATACTAAAACAGATTATGCAAATATGTGTGTTGAGTGCTATCACAAAAACAAATCATCTCATCTTCCATCTAAAGAAATATTAATGGAATTAATTTTAAATTATCCTATGACAACAATAGGAAAAATGTATAATGTTAGTGATAATTCAATAAGAAAATGGTGTAAAAAATATAATTTACCATATTTAAAAAAAGATATTGATAAATTAAAAATAGAATTACATAATTAATGTTTTTATTATTTTTATTATAATTTTTTAAGAATAGAACTTTACATATTTAATGTAAAGTTATTATATAGTCTAAGGTGTGATTCTTGTTTCTGAAAGTCTATCAGAACAATTTAGGATTACACCTATTTTTTTGTTTTTTATTGTTAAATATATAACAATATTGAAAGGAATGAATATTATGGCTAAAGGAAGGACAACTGTTTATAATAACATTACCTCTCCTGAAAGACTTGCCTTAGTAAATCCTGAAAATATTCAATTAGGAAAAGATTTTTTAGAATATCTTGCAAGTATCGATAGAAGTAAAACTACTATTTCTGCATATGCAAGTGATTTAGATATTTTTTGGGTTTGGTGTTTGCAATATAATAATAATAAATTTTTTGTAAATTTAACAAAAAGAGATATTGTTAAATTTCAAAATCATTGTTTGAATCAGTATGGATGGAGTTCTGCTAGAATTCGCAGAGTAAAATCTGTACTTTCTTCATTATCAACTTATGTAGAAAATATGTTAGATGATGAATTTGAGGATTATAGACCAATTATTAGAAAAGTTGAAAATCCTCCAATGAATGCTGTTCGTGAGAAAACAGTTTTAACAGAAGAACAATTGAAAAAATTACTAGATGAATTAGTGGAAAGAGAACAATATGATAAAGCGTGTATTCTTGCCTGTTGTATGAATAATGGAAGAAGAAAAGCGGAATTGCCAAGATTAAAAGTGTCTTATTTTACTGAAGATAATGTAATTTATGGTTCTTTATATAAAAGTCCTGAAACAGTGCAAACAAAAGGCAGAGGTTCTAAAGGGAAACAATTAACAATTTATACTTTAAAAAGTGGATTTAAACCTTATTTGGATTTGTGGTTAAAATATAGAGAAGAAAATGGAATCACTTCTGAATGGCTTGTACCTAAAAAAGAAGATGGTGTTTACATAGATGAACAAATGTCTGTAACAACATTAGATAGTTGGGCAGAAACATTTAGTAAAATTCTTGGTGTTCCATTTTATTGGCACAGCATGAGACATTATTTTACAACTGCATGTTCCAGAAGCGGATTACCAGATGATGTAATTAAAAATCTTGTTGGTTGGGAAAGCAATGACATGGTTTCTCTGTATAAAGATATTGATGCAGATGAAATGTTTGCACAATATTTTGATGAAAATGGAATAAAAGAGATTGAACAAAAATCTCTTTCTGATTTATGATAATTACTAAATTTTGATTTATATATGATACCTCTCTCCTAAAGGAAGATGGGATTGTACCCTTTGTGGACGATACCCGTCTTCCTGTACTTTAGTTGATAATTATTTATTAGTTGAAAAGAAGGTGAAAATTATAGCCTACAAAGTTAAATCTAGGGAAGAAAAAAATGTTGAGGAATTAAATTCATCTGTAACAATTAATATTGATGCAGATTTTTTTATGAAAAAACAAATTCAAAGAAATGAAAAAAAATATAAATGTACTTGTTGTGGTGGTAGTTGGGATAATCGGAAAACTCATTTTTCTAAATCATCCTCCCCTCTTTATCAATCTAATGATGGATATTTAACTATATGTAATGAGTGTAGAGATAAATATTTTTTTAAGTTAGTAGATTTATATTCTGGAAATGAAGCCCATGCAATGAGACATATGTGCCAACAGTTTGATATTATTTTTCACATTGATGCATTAAATGCTTCTCGTCAGGTTAGTTCCGATAAAAGTAGATTTGCATATTATCTTCAAAAAAAGAATTTAGGTCAAACTGCAAGAGCAGGTACTACATATATTGATGGAATCAAATATGATTGGATTCACAGAGAAGATGATATTATTGAAAGTATGGAGCAAATAAAACAGGATGATATTTCTGTAAAGGCTACAACATTAGAAAGATGGGGTTTAGGATTTTCTGAAATGGATTATAAGGTTTTAGAAGACCATTATAAAATGTTAAAGAAAAATAATCCTAACTGCGATAATAACCAAGAAATATTTATTAAATCTCTTTGTAATATTAATATGCTAATGGTAAGAGCACTTAGAGATGGTGATTCTGATAAGTATGTAAAATTAACAGACCAATATAGTAAGACTTTTACTAAAGCAGGTTTAAAAACTATTCAAGAAATTGATAATAGTGCAAATGAAAGTATGGGTGTTACTTTGTCTGTTATTGCTCAATATACTCCTGAAGAATATTATAAAGATAAAAAATTATATGATGATTTTGATGGTCTAGGTTCTTATTTTACTAGGTTTGTAAGAAGACCATTAAAAAATTTAATGACTGGTTCTACTGAACGAGATAAAGAATTTTATGTAAAAGATAAGTCAGGTGATAATGATGAATAATCAATACGCTGACGAAAGACAGAAAAATTTATATAAAAAGTTCCCGTCTACGCATTATTTAAGCAATCCAAATAATGTACACAATATGTATTTATGGTGTACATTTTTTAGAAGAAATTTACATAGATTAGCAATTGACTATTTAGGGATTAAACTTCATCTATATCAACAATTAATTTTATATATGATGGGTATTTCTCAGTTAGTTGTAATTGTTGCTTGTCGTGCCGCCGCAAAATCTTTTATTATTGCGTTATATGCTTGTTGTAAAGCAATTATTAAACCAAATAGCAAGATTGTACTTGGTTCAGCAACAAGAGGACAAAGTAAATTGATTATTTCTGAAAAAATAAAAAATGAATTGATGGGTATGTCTCCTGCTTTACGCAAGGAGATAAAAGATATTAAAGATAGTGCAAATGAATCTATAGTATATTTCCATAACGGAAGTACGATTAAAGTATTCACTGCAAATGAATTTGCCAGAGGTTTGCGTTCAACTGATGCCGTAAGGGAAGAATTTAGACAAATTGATAAAAATATTGACGATAGCGTAATCTCACCTTTCCAAACTATTCGACAAGTTCCATACATGATTGACCCTTATTATGCATCAATTGAAGAATTAAAAGAAGACCCTGTTGATATCTATATTTCTTCTTCTTGGTTTGACGATGGTCACTGGATGTGGAACATTGTTGACCAAGCATATTATGGAATGTTAAATGGTGATGCTTCTGTTATGTTGGCTTTTGATGAAAGTATTACATTAAAACATAATATAAGAACACAGCGTCAAATGCAACAAGAAAAGAAAAAACAAGACCCTATTACATGGCAAATTGAATTTTTAAATTTAAAGATTAAGAATAATGCTTCTGCATTTTTTACATATTCTATGTTGACTGATGTACAAAATTTACGTCAGGTATTTTATCCAAGAAATCATAAAGATGTTAAGTTTCATAAAAGGAATAAGTATGCTATTCCTAAACAAGAAGGTGAAATTAGGGTAATTTCTTGTGATATTGCCTTTGTGGAAGGTAAACAAAACGATAATTCTGTTTACAGTTGTATTCGTGGTATTCCAGAATCATTAACATATGAAACAGAAAATGCAGACATTGAAGTAAAACAAGGATATAAAAGACAATATTCCTATATTGAATCAAATCAATTAGGCGATACAACAAAACAAGCAATTCGTATTAGGCAATTGTACGATGATTATGAAGCAGATTATATTGTTATTGATACAAGAAATGGTGGGTTGCAGACACTTTATTCTTTAGGGAAAACTTTATATGATGAAGAACGTGGCATAGAATATCCTCCTTTAAAGTGTATGAATAATGAGACTTATGCTAATGCGGTAAAAAATCCAAATGCTCCAGAAGTTATTTTTGCTGTTAATGCAAGTTCGCAATTAAATAGTGATATTGCATATAGTTTTAGGCGTTCTTTAATGGAGCATAGAATGGAATTGTTGCCAAATTTTAATACTGCAAGAGAAGAACTTTTGAATGACAATAATGATTATTTGAATGAAATTGATATTGATTTGCAGTTTGAATTTGAAAGACCATTTTTGGAGACACAGGCTATGATAAGTGAATGTGCGGAATTATTATATGAAAAGAATCCTTCTACTGGTGTAATTAAAATTTATGAACATGGGAATAACAGAAAAGATAGATATACTTCCTGTAGTTATGGTTCATATTTCTTTGACCAGTTAGAACTTGATTTGTATGGTTCTGATGCCAATTATGAATATACTTGTCTTGTAAATTAATAGAAAGGAGGCAATCATGCCTGAAGAAAGTAAAAAGAGGGGCAGACCTCCTAAAGTAAAACAAGAAGAAGTTGTTGAAACAAATAACGTTATTGACAATACTAATTATGAATTTAATAGTTTTGTGGCAAATGGTAGTTTAATTGAAGCAGTTTTTTCTTGTGGTGTATTTAATTATTTTAGTAAAAATCAAATTGATAATATTTTAAAAGACCCAATTACATATCATGAAGAAGCAATTAGATTGTCTAACTTTGTGTATGGTAAGAATGGTATTGTAGCGAATTCTATTGATTATATGATTTCCCTACCCTGTTTAGATAAAATTATTATCAATAAAAATAAAAAAACAACTCAAGCAGTTAAAAAAAATAAAGCACTAATGAAAGCAACTCTTAATACAATTGATGATAAAACTTTTATTAGAAATGCTTTGTTTACACAAATGTTAGATGGTATTGCATTTTATTATTTTGAAACTAGAAAAAAGAAAACAGACAACTCTAAATTTTTAAGTGATTATGAAGTTGAACATATTTATGAGATTAATGCTCTGGATGAAGCAAGTATTAATGCGTCCATTATTTCACTGCCTTGGCAATATACAAAAATTGTTGGTAAGAAAAATGGAAGATATGTTCTGGCTTTTAATTTAAGATATTTTGATGATTATACTGGTGAATCTTTAGACAGAAAATTAAGAAAATATCCATTAGAAATTGTTGAAGCATATAATACTAGAAAAAGTAATCCAACACAACATGGTGATTGGTATATTTTAGATAGTGATAAAACAATGTGTCGTAAAATTAAATGTAAAGATTCTGAACCTTGGGGAAGAAGCGTTGTTATTGCTTCATTAGAAGATGTTTTGTATAAAGATTATTTTGTTGATACTAAAAGAAATGTCTTAGATGAAGTAAATAATAAGATTATTTATCAAACATTCCCAGAAGGTAAAGATAAAGGCACATGTGCTTTAACAAAAACACAACAGGAACAACAACACTCAACTGTAAAACAAGCAGTTATGGGGAAAAACAGAAGAAATGGAGTAAGTTTCTTTAGTGTTGCTTCTGGTACAAAATTAAATTCTATTGATGTAGATATTGATATTTTTGATTCTAAAAATGAATCTGAGTTAAATAATCAAATTTCTCTTGATTTAGGTGTTTGTGCTTCTTTGATTGGTGCTATGAGTACAGGTAATTTTGCGGCAGGTCAATCAAACTTAGAAATGATTACTGCACAATTATATTCTTGGATACATGAATGGCAAAATGAATTAAATCATGTTATTAACAAAAATATCATTCAAGATGAAAAGAATAGAGTTGAAATTTATTACTTCCCTACTTCATTTGTAAATAGACAATCATTTTTTGATATGATGAAATCTTTATATAGTGAAGCAAGTGGCTCATTATCTTTCTTAATTGCTAGTACAGGTGTAGATGTTGATGCATATTTGTCTGTATTGGATATGGAAATTGCTGAAGGTTATTTTGAAAAATATTTACCTCATATGACAGCGTATACGAATAATGGGGATTCTTCTGGTGGTAGACCAGAAGAAAAGAATCCTACAAATGAAAATACATTGCAGTCAAAAGCAAATAAAAGTAATGATATGCCTAAACCATCTACAAATAAATGATTAATAAAAGAATCTACTTTTAGTAGGTTCTTTTTATTTTATATAAAAGTTTTAAAGGAGGATACGAAATGTTAAATAATATCCTCGAAATTTCAAGTCGTGCTAAACGTGGAGGACGAGTGCCTATTAAGATTGCATTACTAAAAATTCATGAAAATATAGAGGAAACAAATGATAATGGTTTGCATTGGAATGAAGATTATGTAATGAACGCTATGGAATCTGCTATCTCTATGCCAATTTGTGCAGAATTTGCAACAGAAGATAAAAGTATTCCTTTAGGTCATGGTCTAACTGGAAGTGCAGTTGATGAAAATGGAATTAGAGAGCCTTTGTTTGAAAATTCTGAAACAGTTGGGGTAATTGAAAAAGTATCTATAGAGACAATTCAAAAAGATAATGAAGATATTAAAGCCCTAGTTGGTGAAGGTGTATTGTTTAATCAACGTTATCCTGCTTTTGTAAAATGGGTTAGAAATAACTATGCAAATAGTGTTGTAGATACATCTATTGAAATTTGTGGATTATCTGAAAATGATAATAAAATTATTTATTTAGAAGAAAATCCAACAGAAGAATATCGAACACCCTTATCTTTTCAATTTTCTGGTACTGCAATTCTCTCTGTAACACCTGCGGATAAAAACGCAGTTGTTTTAGAAGTAGCACAGAAACAAAATAAGGAGGAAGAAAATAAAATGGAATTCGATATGAATGAAGTGAAAAAAGTTATTGCAGATACAATTAATGAACTGAATAACAAAGAAACACAATTCACAGCAGAAGTTACAGAACTAAATTCTAAACTAGAAGCAAAAGATACTGTAATTGCTGAAAAAGATGCAGAACTGTGTGCTAAAGATGAACAGATTGTTGAACTAAATGCAACAATTGAACAAGTAAGACAAGCCCTACAAGATATGGAAACAGAAAGACAGGGTTGGTGGGCTGAACGTGAAGCACTGGAAAAACAACTAGGTGAACTGAAAGCCAAAGAAAGACTTGGTGAACTAAACTCTGCTATCGAAGGTTTCACAGAAGAAGAAAAGAAATTTGCTGAATCTGAAATCAATAGTTTTAACGAAAATCCTATGAACGGCAACATTGATGCTATCGTTTCTAAGATTTATGAAGGTATTGGTCAGGCTTCTAAAAAAGCAACAGAAGAAGCAAAAATTGCAGAACAAAATGCAAACAAAAATGTTGAACTAGACGATATTTTTGCTGAAATGAATTCTGTAAAAACCGTAGAAGACGAAGAAGATATTAACATTTTTTAAGGAGGAAATATAAATGGTTAAATTCAATTCCATCGGTCAAATTGAAAAGGACTATTTCTTTATTGACGCAGTGACAGATGTAGAAGTACTAAATGGTGCTTTTGGTGATATCGTTGATGGTAAATTTGCAGTTGGTGCAAATGCTTCTAAAGCAATCATGCAGATTGAAGTCGGTGACGATATGTACATGGATGAATACAAAATTAATGCAGGTGCTCATGTAAGAGTAGTTGACCTAGCAAGAGTAGTTGCTCATTCTCATAATAAAATGATTGAAATTTATGGTGCTCAACTGCCTAAAGAATTCGCAGTTGGTGACAAACTGGTTTCTGACGCAGAAGGTAAACTTGTTGTTGGTGACGGTGCTCCTTGTTATGAAATCAAAGAAATTATCGGTAATAAACTAGGCGTTAAGGCTGAAATCGTAACAGAATAATCAAGGAGGAAATAATAATGTCTTATACATTTGAACTAAATAATGAAAGAAAAGACGCTAACTTTGTAAGTGGCAAAGTTAATGGTCAATCTGCTGTAGTAGAAATTTTCTCTGCAATGGCACAGGGTAAAGACCTTGCTCCTTATGGCAAAAAAGCAGAAGTTGCTGCTAACTATATTATGGAACTAAACTCCAAAGCAATGGGTGGAGACTTACAGGCTGCTTCTGAACTGAATGAAATTAGACGTTTTGCTATCGAACCCATTCTGCTGAAAGAAGTAAAACTACTGTCCATCTTTGGTAACTATAAAGCACTGGGCTACAATGAATCTTGTGAAATTGAATACACAGAATATGCAAATCTGGGTGCTAGAGAACAGGCTCTAGGTCAAGATGTACAGTTCCCTGTAATCAGAAAAAGACGTACAGGTATCAAAACAACATCTATCTCTGGTGGTCATGCAGTAGATTACAGAAAAGCATCTCTGGGTGATATGTCTGAAGAAAACGAACTACAAGAACAGGTTAGAATTCAGATTCGCAACAAAATGGCTAAATATGTTGTGGAAACAGTATACAAAGCAATCAAAAATGCAACAGGCGTAAAATACTTCTTTGAAGGTGCAGGTCTGACAAAAACAGGCATGGATGATGTTATTGGTAAAGTAAGACGTTGGGGTAAACCTACATTCGTTGGTGATTATGCACTGGTATCTCAGTTCAATGGCTTTGCAGGTTATCAGGGTGTAACTCCTGCTGTTTCTGGTATTTCTGAAGCAGTTATGAAAGAAATTCATGATACAGGTCTAATGGGCGTATACAACGGTACAATCCTGTCTGAAATCCCTAATGCTTATGATATGACAACAATGAATGAAGCAGGTGACAACTTTGCTACAATGCTACCTGTTGGTCTGGGCTTTGTAATCCCCGCAGGTGCTACATCTCCTATTCATACAGTTACAAGAGGTGGTTTAACATCCTTCTCTGGTAATGAAGTAACAACAGGTCAGATTATGACACGTTTTGACATTGAATTCGGTGCAATGGTTGTAGAAGGTCAAGAACATCAGATTGGTGTAGTATGTGACACAAATCTGTCTGTAATTGACTAATTGATGATGTAAATATTTAGAGGTGGAGTACAAACTGTACTCCCCTCTTTTATAAATTAAAGGTGAAATAATGAATAAATATTTTTATTGTTATTCTTCTAAACTTGCTCATTTTATAAGAGCCTTTGATATTAAATATATTGATGTTGGTGTAAATAAAAATACAAATACAAAATATTATTTATTTGAAAAAAGCGAAAGATTAGATAAAGTGATTAGTTTGTACAACGAAGTAAAGCATAGAATTTAAACTTAAAAATATTTGTCTTATTAAATAGTCGATAAATTATGTTTTAGTTGAAATAGAGGTATATATTATGGCAAAAAATAATGAAAATACAACTGTTGAAGAAATTAAGGAAGTTAATTTGGAACAGAAAGTAACTTTAAAAAATATTGCAGGTTGGACTGTTGGATTTAAGCGTATTGAAGGTGATGGTGATGTTACTATTCCACCCGAAGGTACTATTAGATTATCCAGAAGTGAAATTATTGCACAAGTTCAAAATGGCAATAGACTTTTGACAGGAATTGATAGTCGTGGTTCTCACGCAACTGTTTATACAGATGATATTCCTACCAGAGTTGAAATGGATTTTGATATTCCAGAGGATAATATTTCTCAACAAGTATTAACTCATGATGCAGTTAAAAAACTTTTTGAATATAAGACAATCAAATCTTTTGAAGAAAATCTGAGAAAACTTGTTGTTACAAGAGCAGAAAAATATGCTATCATTCAGATTATTAAAAAAGAAAAGTTTAATGATTTTGAAAAAATTCGTGCAGTAGAAGATTATACTGGTTTTAAAATGTAACGAAAGATGGTGGACTACATGAAAAAAGTATCTACTTATCAAGATGTAGTGAATAGTTTTCACTCCACTTTTCAGGATAAAGTAGAAATTCCAGATGCATTGGAACGTGTGTGGTTTTTCAAGGCGGTTGGAAAATTTTCTCATGAAATTGACCGCCTAAATTTCGATGAAGAATTATTTGAGTTTGACATACAACTTGATAGATATGTCATTGATACTTTAGGTGTTATGATGAAAGAATTCTATCAGCAAAGAGAATTATCAAAAGTGAATAAACGTATCAGTATCGTTTCAAAAGATATTTCAATAGATGGCTCAAACGGTACAAAAACTGCTACAAAAGCAGAACTTGAAATGGTAAATGAAGAAGTTAGAAATATGGTTTATAAGCAAACCCCTTCTGCATATAACTAAGGTGGTGTTTGTTTGAAAGAATGGTATTTAATGACTTCTCAAACAAAATCAACTTCTCTTGGTGGTTTTGAGAATGATGCTTTTTTAGATTATAAAGATGATGCTTTTGCTGAATCTTTAGATACTGAACTTGGAGAAACTATAGAACTTTTTAATTGTGATTTATCTGAAAGAAAAATTGTAAGATGTATGATTCAAGGCAATACACCAGATTCTCAACTTAAATCTGTTGAGCGTATCGGTTTATTTGTTCGTGGTACGGTAAAGTCTGGTATGTATGTAAGATTTGAAGATTGCTATTGGTTAATTACAGGTTATCCTAGTTATAATAAGGTGTATGAAAAAGTAGTCATGCAATTATGTCAACACAAATTGCGTTGGCAAAATGATTCTGGACAAATTATTGAGCGTTGGTGTAATGTAACCAGTGCTTCTAAATATGATGTAGGTGAATCTGGAAATAATGCAATTATTTTAGGTTCTAATAACTATACTATTTTAGTTCCAGATGATGATGAATCTTATTATTTAGATGGTAAGCGTATATTTATTGATAGAAATACGATTAATCCAACAAAAACTTTTAAATTAACTCGTTCTGATGATGTTTTGTATAATTACGGAATTACTCATGGTGGTATTTTTGGTTTTATTGCAGATAAATCTGAATTAAACTATGAAACAGATAGACAAGATTTAGGCATTTGTGATTATAAAGATACAACTGTGTCCCCTACTAAACCAATTATAAATACACAAATGTTAAAAGCAACTATGTATGGTAGAAATAATATTACCATTGGTTATGCAAGAAAATATTCTGTAAAATTCAAAAATGAGATTAATGACGAAGTTGATGTTTTAGATTTTGTTTGGAATATTGATTGTGATTTTTCTGATAAGATTGAAATGGTTAATGAAGGTAGTTCTTTAAAAGTTGTAGTATCTGATAAGGAATGTATCGGGAAAACATTTAAGGTACAAGTAATTCGTAATACTGAAATAATGACTGAAAAAACAGTTATTATCGAAGATACTTATTAAGGAGGTGGAATATGGGAATTATTCAAACCTCTGGCAATAAGAAAAAAATTATTATTGACCTATTGTTAAAAAATGATATGGTTAAAAAATTAATCAACCCTACTCTACATGATGACCTAGATGAAAAAGAAATTCTATTGGGTGGAGAATGGGTTATTGATGGTAAAGTTGTTACAGAACAAGGTCATATTTTTGATTACAACTTTGTTGATGACACTATTACTGATGCAAAAGTTTTTATTTTTGTGGAAACAGATATTAATAATGTATATAATGATTTTGCAAATTTCAACTTATATGTCAGTGTATTTGCAGATAAATCTCTAATTCGTTTATCTCAAGAATCAACTCCTACTAAACAAGAAATGAAGAATGAAGGATATGAAGGAAATCGTATTGATATTCTTTGTGGGGTAATTGATGAACTTTTAAATGGAAAAGACATCCAAGATGTTGGTAATATTAAACCTGCTATTATGGGATATATGAAGGTATATCAACCTAGTAGACAGTTTTATGGAAAAGTATTAACATATACTGTTAAGTCTTGGAATGATGGTGGTGATAGTTGTGGTTTTTAATAAAGACACACTAGCACCATTTTTATTATATAGTCAACCAATTCCATTTAATGAACAAATCACATTATATCCTATTACAATGAAAAATATAATGGAATTTCAAATGTATTCTCGTTCAATAACATTTCGTAAAGATAGCAGATTTGGTATTAAAGAGATTATTAAGATGACATATCTTGATTTTTTATTTTATGCCATGCTTCATCCTGAACTATCTGAATTAGTAGAAGATACTCCAGATTTGGGCAAATTCTTCTTTTATACAATTAATCTTCTTGGGCTTGTGTGTAAAGACCAACCTCTTGATATTAATGATGAAGGACAGATTAGGATAAATAATTATGTGATTAATGCAGATGAGTTTGATGATATAAGAAGAATTATCATTTTGCAAAATGGTATAGATTTTGATATAGATGAGTTTCTGAATTATGAAACTGAAAAAAGACTTCAAAAGGCACAGAAAGATATGAATAAAGGAAATGATACTGTTACAGTAGAAGATTATATTGATTCTCTGTGTTTAGTATTAAATGTTTCTGAGCAAACAATTATGGATATGTCTATTCGTAAATTTTGGAGACTTATAAAAAGACATGAACTTCATGAAACGTACACCATTATGAAAACTGGTGAGTGTTCTGGTATGGTTAAATTTAAAGACCCTATCAAACATTGGATGCGTTCTATTGAAGAAGAAGATAAATATGCTCATCTGAAAGCAGATGAAAATGAACTTAAAGGTAAGATAGGTTAATCCCTATCTTTATTTTTTTTTGTAAAAAAGAAAGTGAGGACATAACAATGGCAAATGAAAACAGCAATGTAAAATCTTTCCTTGTTTCTACTGCTGACTTTGCGTTCTATGTAAATGATGTACTGGCTTGTACAGGTACAGCAAACCTGAATACTTCCCTAGAAGTATCTATGCAGGAACAGAATGTAAACGGTGGTAAATACAATAAACTGCTGTACACATTCCTGTACAACAGAGAACTATCTGCTACACTAGAAGCGGCTAACTGGGATTTAAGATATATCGCAGCAAATGTAGGTTCTACAATCACAGAAGGTCTGACAGATGTTTACAAAATTGAAGAATGCGTAGATATCGTAGGTGGCGTAGGTACTCTGGCTTCTACTCCTATTGGCAATGTTGCAGTAATGTTAGCAGATGGTAATATTATTGAAGTAACACCTGAAGGTTCTGTAATTGATGTTTCTGGTAATGTGACAGAAGGTATGGTTAAAGCAACATACAGATATAATACAGTTGCTAGAACAGTAACAATCGATGCTGATACAACCCCTTATGTTGGTAAACTGGTTCTGGATGCAGATAGACACAACAACAAAGTTGGTAAAGTTGGTTCTGTTCAGATTATCATTCCTTCTTACCAACTGACAGGTAACTTCTCCATCTCCTTCTCTGCTGATGGTGTATCTAGTACAAATCTGGACGGTAAAGCACTGGCTGTAGCAGGTGAAAAATGCTCTGACGGTTCTTCCGTATATGCTCTAATCAAAGAATTTGATATGACAGCAACAGCAATGGCTGTAACAGACATTGCCGCTACACCTTCTGTAATGAATATTGCAGTAGACGAAGAAAAAGCAATCTCTGTTAAAGGTCTGAAAGGTGGCATGTATGCTCCTATCGAACTAGACAATGCTGATTGTGAATTCACAGTTGCAGAAGCAGGTATTGCTACAGTAACAGGTGGCGTTGTTAAAGGTGTTTCCGCAGGTACAACAAATGTAGTTGTTGCTTACGGTGAATATCAGGATGTTGTTCAAGTAACAGTAGCCTAATTGAATATTTGAGGGGAGTTCCCTCCCCTCTTTCTTTTAAATAAGGAGGTATCCAATTATGGAAGAAAAAATGAATATTGAACCTACAGTTATTGAAGAACCTAAAAAAACAAAACCTAAAAAACCAACACTGAAAAATAAAGAATGTAAAGTTTTACGCTTTAATAAAAAACATAGAACACTAGATATTATGTTTGATGAATTCGGACTACACTTTAATGGTGTAAAAAATGATTACTCTAATGTTGAAACAGTAAATGTTAAATATAAAGGTACTATTGGTAAGGCTAATTTTAGTTATCAGTTAGATGAATGATTATGTGTAAACATTGTTTTAAGAAGATGAATGACAGAACACAAAAAGAAATGTATTACTGTCAGTTATTAATGAGTGAGAAAAATGATTTGGGGAGATTATGTCAATTTCAAAGATATTGTAAAGATGAAAAAGGATATATTTTAAACGACCCAAAGCGTTGCAAAAATTATATGTGAGTTTGAATAAGAGTGTTGGAAATATAAATATGGGCAGGTGCTACATGAAAATCTTATTCAAATATAGATTAATGGTTATTATGTACTACTTGCCCATTTTTTACGATTTTATGAGGTGGACGTATGAGTAAGACAAAAGTATATGATAAAGAATACGCCACTCAGTTTAAAAATGAGATGTTGTATTTGAAAGAATGTGGTATCCCCTACTCTTGGGTGAATCAAGATAGTGAAACAGGGGTGTCTACTTGGAAATATAAAAAGACAGTAGAATTATTTACTGCTCTTGCTAAGTTTTATGAGAATGTTTATTACAGATGAGAGTTGATTTATATGGGGAGAGAATATTATTTAGATAATGCTGCTACAACTGAAGTTTATTCTGAAGTTATTGATACAATTTCTAATGTTATGCGTGATGTATATGGAAATCCTTCAAGTATACATCGTAAAGGAAATCAGGCACAAGAAATTGTAGATAAAGCAAGACAAATCATTGCCGATTATATTAATTGTGAACCAGAAGAAATTATTTTTACATCTGGTGCGTGTGAAGCAAATAGTTTGGCTATTTTAGGATACATGAAACAAAGATGGCATGGTATGACCGTATTTTGTACATCTCCTATTGAACACAAATCTATTATATCTATTGTAGATGGATACGATTTTGAAACTTGGAAAGCAGATTCTTGTTTTGAAATGTTAAAAGTAGATGAGAATGGTTTCGTAGATAATTTGGATATGAATGCAATTTTGGCAAATATATATCAAGATGGGTATACACCATTTGTTTCTATTCAAGCTGCTAATAGTGAGATTGGGACATGTCAAAACATTAAAGAAATTGCTGAAATTACGCACAGATACGGAGGTATCTTCCATTGTGATGCTACACAACTATTTCCACATCAACGCATTGATGTAAAGAAACTTGATATCGATATGATGAGTATGTCTGGTCAGAAAATTCATGCACCTAAAGGTATTGGTTTTTTATATGTTAAAGAAGGTATTGAATTAGAACCTTTAATTTATGGTTCTCAAGAAAAAGGTATTCGTGGTGGCACAGAAAACGTTCCTTATATAGCAGGTCTTGCAAAGGCTATTGAATTATTAGATTTTAAATTTAAAGTTACTGTAAATCCAGAGATTTTTCATGTAAGAAATTATATGGAACATCAATTAAAAAAGAAAATTAAAAATTGTATGATTAACAATGATTGGGGCTGTTGTTTGCCAAATCTTATCAATATTTCATTCAAAGATATTGATGCTCAAGATTTAATTACTTTATTGGATGCAGAAGATATTTATGTATCAGTTGGTTCTGCATGTAATTCTGGTAGCACAGAACCTTCTTATGTATTAAAAGCAATTAATGTACCTGACGAATATATTATGGGAACAATTAGAATCACTCTGCCAGATGATTTTGAATATGATGATGTAGACTATATTGTTAGTAGAATTGCTTACTATATAAATAATTTAAGAATGTTTGGAGAGAAATAAGTGTCAGATAGAAGTAAATATAATGTATCTAAAGATACTGAAAAGAGAACTTATGATGGAATAGTTTTTGATTCTGTTGTTGAAATGAAATATTATCGTGATGTTCTTTGTCCAAAAGTATCAAGTGGAGATGTTGTTTCATTTGAATTACAAAAGACGTATGAACTACAGCCAAAATTTGTACATAATGGTAAAACAATTCAGTCAATTAAATATGTGGCTGATTTTTTTATTGTTTATAAAGATGGACATGAAGAAGTGATAGATACTAAAGGATATCCTGATTCTTTGGCTAAAATGAAAAAGAAAATGTTCATATATAAATATCCTGATATTGATTATACATGGATATGTTATGTAAAAAAATATGGTGGATGGATTACATATGAAGAATATCAAACATTTCAACGTGAAGAAAAGAAAAAGAAAAAATTGGAGGGCAAAAAATAATGCCTTTAGTATTAGTGGATGAATGTTGTTCTTGTGCTTCTGGTGGGTATCCATGCAGAGGTAATTTATGTCCTTTAAGGAATGTTCCACACTTATTATGTGATGATTGTGGAGAAGAAACAACGTTATATTATTATGAAGATGAAATGTTATGTCTTGATTGTATTAAAGATAGATTGCATGAAGTTGATATAAGAGAGGTAGATATAGATGAATACTATTAAATTATGGATTGCCATGAAGAAAAAAGAAATTGAATTTAAATTGATGGCTTATACATATGGTATTAGATTTATGGATGAAAAAGAAGATTTAGTTAAATCTCTTTGGAACATTTATGAAGTTATGAAGAAAACTCCTATGAATGAGTTACAAGATAGATTTATTATTGAAATGGCATCTTTAGCACATGAACAAGCACAAAAAGAAAGACAAAAAGAAAAAGAAGAAATGAATGATGCTGAATGAAGTTAAAAGCATTTGATATAAAAAAATTAAGATATCCTAATTCTAATTTGACTTATGAGCAAGTTCTAAGAAATGAAATTCATAGGTTTAAAGATATATTGCAGAAATATATTGTTGCTTATTATAATTCATATTCTCCAAATGTATATATTAGAAAATCACATGGGGGAAATTTATTAGAATCTTTAACTGTTGATGATATTGTACAGATTTCAGCAAATGGAAAACAACTGATTTGTAAAGTTTTAATTAATGAGAATGCAATTCACACTTCTGTTGTTGATAAAAAAAGTTATGGCAATGCTTTCTGGCTTATGAATTATGGTTGGGAAGTTGGAGAAGATGTGTCATTTCATGATAGATATAGATTTGGTTATTTTGAAGGTGCTCATTTCTTGGAAAGTGCAATTGAGGAATTTAAAAATACAAATAAATATGGTCTTACAATAAAAATTGAAGAACCATTAATGTTTTATGGATATTAACAGACTGGGCTTAATCACCAGTCTTTTTTAATTTAAAGGAAGGTGATAAACAATGCCTAGAAATGTGGATGGCGAAATCATTGTTGGTATTGATATACCTGCGTCAACCAAAATTGTAGAATCTGACATAAGAAAATTATTGCAAAATTTAACAACTCTTGAAGCAAAAATAAATCATGCTGATTTAACGGATAATGCAAAACAAGAGTTGAGAAAACAAATAAATGATATTAAAAATTTAACAGCAAATGTGGAACATCTTGCCTTAGATGATACTGCTAAACAAGAATTCAGAAATGCTGTTGGAAAAGTAAATAATTTAACTGCAAACATACAAAATGTTAAGTTAGACCCCTCTTTTCAAAAAAATTTACAGACTGCTTTAAATGGTCTAACTGGTCTTACAATTAATATTAGCGGATTCAATATTAATCCTAATGCAGTTAAAAATGCAGGTCAACAAGTAGGGAAATTAATAAGTGATTCTGCAATGAAAACGATTGACAGAGTTACTTCTGAAGGAATTGAGATTCCTTTTACTGTTTCTTCTCAAGGTAGCCAAGCATTTAAAGACCAAATGAAGAAATTAGTTGCTGATTGGACTAATAATAAAGGTGCTTTAACCGATATCAAGATTAATACATCTACTTCTTGGGATAATAAATTACAACAAAATGTTGAAAAATTAACTGGAGCAGTTGTAACATATAATAATGAACTTGGTGAAACAATTCAAAAACATATTGCTTTAAGAAAAATTGGTGAAGGTACTGATAAAAAAGGCAATAAAGTTGATAAAATGGGATTTGTTGAAACAAGTGCCATTTATCGAAAAACTTTGAACGTTGCTTCTGTTGCAATGGACAAGTTTGAATCAAAACAAAAAATTGCTTCTGCAAGGATTGAAAACAATCTTAAAAGATTAGCAAGAGAATATTCTGACCCAAATGCATCTAAACCAATTAATGAACAAGGACACATTTCTTCTCTTGCAACGCAGTATGATAAGGTAAAACAGGCTATTGCTGATATGCGTTCTGCAAGTAAAGATACTTTTGTAGATGCAGAATTAGAAGCAAAGAAACAGATTTCTATTTTACAAAGTTTAGTAAAAGAATATAGAAATGCTGAAACTGTTGCAAGTAAAATGAAAGCAGTTGATATTAGTTCTGGTGTACAGATTGCAACTGCTGATTTCAATAAACTTAAAGCAGATGCACAAGGTTTGGGCTTAGATATTACTAAATTAGAGAAAGCATTTGAAAATTTAGAAAAAACTCAAACTGCAAGTAATTTAAATGTTTTTAATGATGCATTAAGAACTTCTCGTGCTGAATTACAAGCATTAAAATCACAAATCAATGCTGATAGCAAACAAGAAATTTTTAATGTAAAAAAACAAGGATTAACAGAAGCCATTAAAGAATGGAAGAAATTACATCCTGAAGCAAAAAATTTTAATAAAGAAATTGATGGTGTTAATACTACTGTTGATAGTTTATTAAAAAGATTAAAAAAAGTATCTACAGATGCAGACCTTAGAGGAATTACATCTGTTTGGGAAATGTATTCTAAGTCTGCTGAAAAAGCATATAAAGATACTGAAAAAATATATCAACTTGCAGACATAACTGCAAAAAATCTTCTTCATATTTCTGTACCACAGAGAGGTACAAATAATGTAATGCCAGTAATTGAAAAAATGGCTAGAGATAATAATTGGTCAAATTTCAATGTTAGTGGTGTTCAAGAAGACGATGGCAAGATTAAAAAATTAACTCTTACAGTTACAGAAGCAACTGGAGAAATTAAGAAATTTAATCTTGAAAGAAGAAAAATGCAAAGTGGCGGTCAAAACTTTAATGGATTGCTCCAAGTTGGAGATGTACAAGTTATTAAAACTGCTACTCAAGCACAATATGAATTAAATAAAGCACAGAGAGAATCTGATGCAAAAACATTATTCTCCAGACAAAAAGAAGCATATCAAGAAATTTGGAATATCAGAAAACAACTTGCAAAATTGGATGAAACTGATGAAACTAATTATGCTCATGTTCAAGCACTTAAAGAAGAAGAAAAAGTCTGGAAAGATATTTGTGAAAGTGCGACTTTACAGTTAAGACTTTATGAAGATATTATAACAGCACAAGAACGTTCTGTTGCTTTAAGTGAAATTAAAGATAAAGCACAAAGTAATATCAATATTCAACAAGGCAAAGATGCATCTAAAATTGCAAAAGCAGAACAACAAGAAGATATTGCAATTGCAAATAAATTACTTTCTGACCAAAAAAGAAAATATGAAGAAATTTGGAAGATAGAAAAGCAGATTGCATATGCAAGTGAAAATGGTAAAACAAATCTTGTTTCTCAATTATCAAGTAGAAAATCTGATTTAGAAAAAGAATATTCCATCATTTCTAAAGAATTAGATAAATATGATGCAATTATTGATAGAGAAGAACAATCTGCGAAATTAGCAGATGTTCGTGCAAAAGCAGAACATGAAATTTTATCTATTACTGCAAAAGAATTAGATAAAATGAATGATATTGCTAAAAAGGAAGAAGAACGTTTAGCAAAGAAAGCACAATCTGACCATGATGCTAAACAAGCCATGTATGAAAAATTATGGTTTGATTATGATAATGGAAATCTTAATAAAGTAAAAACAATCGATGATAATGTAGCAAATAATACATATGCTACACAAATCAACGATTTAATTACTAAATATAAACAATATGGCTTAACTGTTGACCAAGCAGAAGATAAAGTAAGAGAATTACGTTCTACTTTGGCAACAATGAGTAATGCTGATAAGTCTGCTGAAGAAAGAATCAAAGCAGAAGAACGTTATCAACAGGCATTAAAAAAAAGTCAAAATGAAGTAAAAGTGTATTCTCAAAATCAACGTGGTCTTGCCACAGACCAACAGCGTTTGGCTTTGGCAAATACTATGGAAGCATTTTTACAGAAAAATACTAGAATTACTGCAAAAGCAAGACAAGAAACAGAAATGTATATTGCCACTCTTAGAAATTTAAATTCTGAGATGACAGTAGTTGCTAAGAACGAAATTAATAATTCTTTTAAACAGATGCAGAATAATATGCGTGTTCTTGGCAAACTTGGCTATGCCTTAAAAGACCAGATGAAACAAGCAACTGGTAGTTTTGTTCAATGGTTCTCTGTAAGTAATTTGGTTATGAGTGGCATTTATCATGGTAGAAGTGCCATTACAGAACTTAAAGAAATTGATACATACTTAACAGAAATTAGCAAGGCTAATAATGAGTTAACAAAATCTGAACTTGCAGATATTGGTAATCGTTCTTTTGATATTGCAAGTAATTATGGTAAAACTGCTACAGACTTCTTATCTGCTGTACAAGAAGCATCTCGTGCAGGTTATAAAAACGCAGAAGGAATTGCTGAATTATCTACTGCGGCTCAAGGTGCAGGTGACATGACTTCTGATGTTGCAAATCAAATGTTAATTGCAACAGATAAAGCATATAAAATGAATGGTGCTGTTGATTTATTAAGAAATACCCTTGATGGTATGAACTTTATTACTAACAACAATGCCGTTAATATGACTGAATTATCTGAGGGTATGACAATTGTTGCATCCACTGCCGCTTCTTTTGGTGTTGGTGTTAATGAATTAACAGCAGCATTAGGTACAATGTCTGCAACAACACAGCAAAGTGGTTCTGAAGTTGCTCGTGCTTTTAGGGCTATCCTCTTAAATATCAGACAAGTTTCTGATGAAGAAGAAGGAATTGATGCAGAAGGTTTAACAAAATATGAAAGAGCATGTAATGCTTTAGGGGTTAAATTAAAAGAAACAAAAGATGGGGTTCTTTCTTTGCGTGACCCTATGGAAGTTTTGAAAGAATTATCTGAAGAATATGTTAAACTTGATGAAAGTGATATCCGTAGAACTAATTTACTGAATTCTGTCGGTGGTAAACTAAGAGCAACACAATTAGATGCTTTATTACGTCAATGGTCTATGTATGAAAAGATGCTTGGCGAATATGAAGCAGGTATCGGCTCAATGGCAGTCGAAGCAGAAAAAACTGCTAACTCTTGGGAAGGTAGTTTAAATCGTTTAAGTAATACTTTTGCTGACACTATTGGCAATATTGCAAATTCTGATGGTGTGATTACACTCATCAATTCTTTAAATGAATTATTACAAATTATAAATAAATTAACTGATTCTTTAGGGTCTTTTGGCTCTATTGGTATGATTGGTTCTGCCATTTTAGGCGGTAAAGGGTTAGGATAAACATAGTTTACTGTCCCCTTCTATAAGATTATATATAATGCCATATAATTAACATAGAGGGTGTTTTACAAGATTATTCGTTGATTGAGTAAACTAACCTTGGATTGAAATATCCTAAATTGTCGAATATCGGGAGAAGCCGTAATCCTAGGAATAGGTATCTGATGGATGAAATAAAAGCGTGAAAACGTTCCTGACGAGATATATTGAAGATGGTAGTCCCGACCCGTTATGCAAATATGATGAAAGTGTGATTTCAAGTATAACGGGCTACAGGGTGACAAGACATGGGTACACACAGGCATAATTGTGTGTTTCGCCACAACATACACTCGGCAACCTTGGGGAAAGCCCATGAGAAGCGAACAGAGAAACGAATAGGGTCTTCCCTACTCTGCTTAGTACATATCACACAATAATACTTGGAATAAAAAAGGTAGAGGATGTTACTCCCCTACCCTTTTCTTATTTTGCACCACAATAATATCCTTCTTTAAATCCCATTTCAAGTTTAAATAAAATTTCTGCATGAAGCAATTCTTCCATATCTAAGTAGGTATTTTCTGGAATGTTATTGATAAGTAATGTTTGAAGTTCTTGATAAATTGGGTCATTTTCAATTAAATAATAGTTTGTGGAATTAAGATAATTTTTAAAATCTTCTTTATACATACTACTTTCCTCCTTTTTCTAATCTTAATGTTTGCGAGGTTATGTATCTTTTAGAAAAAGGATTTACCATATAAAGATGAATTATAAAAATAAAATGTTGGATAATGTTATACCTACAATCTCGCAAATTTTAGCACACAATAATCCTAAGAATATGGCACTAAGTTTAATTAATATTTCTAATTGGGATTTTGTAAATTGTGATGTAAAATAAGTTTTAATTTTTTGAAGCATAGATGTAGAGATTTGATATATTACAATTTTCCAAGGATTGTATTTATATTATACCATAAAAATAAAGCGTAGTAAACTATGGAGCAGATGGTCAAATCTCTAATATTTTTAGCGAATATAAACAGGCTAAATTAGTGTCTCAAAGTTCAGCAAATTTTGCAAATCAAATTTTTGCTATGAATAATGATACTTTTAAAACTAAAGATTTAGATGCTTTCGCTAAAGGAATCGGCAATGTAAATTCTACTGTATTACATTCTGCAAAATTAATGCAAGAAGGTAAATTAAGTACCGATGATTTCAAAAAAGTAGTCGCAGGTACAGTTCCTAAATTAGATGATTTTGCAATGAATTTAAAGAACATAGCATTAAATATGGGTGCTATGTTAGCAGTGATGATTGCTATTAAAGCAGTAACTTATATAGTTGATGAATTATATGTTTCTTTTGAAGAACAGAAAGAAATTGTTGAAGATTTGACTAATAGTATTGATGAACTTCAATCTGAATATGACACTTTAAAAGCAGATGGTTCTGGCTCTAATGCAGAATTAAATTATCTGAAAAAACAGATTGATTATAAAAAAGATTTACTTGAAATTGAAAAAGAACGTCTTGCTTTAAAAGATATAGAAGAAAATATGCCAGATTTATCTAGTGATACTGGCACATCTGGTGGTCATGTTAATGCTACTTGGACACCAGATGATATTGCTGAATCTGATATTCAAGAAGATTTAAGACAACTTGAAGCAATTCATAATCGTATGGAAGATATGCGTAAGAATGGCACGAATAATGCTAGTAACTATGTATATCAAAATCAACTTGCTGAAGAAGCAAGATATATGCAATCTTTAAGTGATAATATTGGATATCTAAAAGAAGATTATGCTGAAATTGCCGAAGCAAAGGCTAAACTTGAAGAATATATTTCTGATGGTATTTTAAAAGGTTATAATGCTGAAAAAGCAAAAGAGCAAATTATAGAATATCAAAAAGAACTTAATAGATTAGACCCCATTATTTTAAATGCTGAGATTGAATTAGGTACTGCAAATTTTGAAGATAAATATAATGCATATTTAGATAAAATTAAAAAGGCTAATTCGATGGAAAATCTTGGGGTGTCTGAAGACAAATACCGTGATGTTGGATATGGTGGAACACTTATAAAATCTAGTGAATTAGATAGTCTAATTGATAAAAATAAAGAGTTAAACACCACATTCCAAAGTGGCGAAATAACTGCATCTGAATATTTTAATAGCCTATCAAAAATGTTTGAAAAAGGTGGGAAAATTGCAGATGCTTATGACAAACTTGATTTTGACCGTGTTGCAAATGAATCTGGGAAATGGGTTCTTAATAGTACAGACTATTTAGAAGAAACTGTTTCACAATTAGTTTCTCAAATAACAGATGCAACATATGAAGTAACAAATGCTTTTGCTCGTGGAGATATTTCTGTTAAAGAATATTACGATTCTTTACAAGAAAGTGCTGATGCACAATTAAAAGCATTGAAGACAACTAATAAATTAACTATAGGAACAGATGATTTGGCTTATGCTACAGAAGATAGTAGTGAACAGACCAAACAAGCAGTAGAACATTATAATGAATTACACAATCAATTAGAAGAAATGGATATCATGGAACAATTGGTTGATGTGAATACTAAATATGCTGACACATTAGATGATATTGGTACTGCAACAGAAGATATGTTGAATGATGCATCTATACAGAATTATGTATCAGAAGCATCTAATGCGGTTGCGTCTTACATGCAACAAATGCATTCCTATTATGAAACTACTGGACAAGATTTTCAGACTTTAGTTAATTATTTTAATGAAGTTGCAGGTTCAAGTTTTACAGCACAAGAATTGTTATCTAAAAATAGTGCGGATATTATTTCTGATTATTTTGGGGATACAATGTCTGGCGTTACTGATTTGGCAACTGCTATTGCAACAATGACAGGTGATGTTATTGCTGATGGTGCAAGTAAAATTGGTGATGTATTAACTGCATTGGGAGATACAATCTCTAACTTTGATTATACATTAAATATTAGTACGGAAGGTTTTGATATCCCTTGGTCTGATATTATTACACTAAAAGGAATATCATTGCCACCAATAAACGCCGCAATTAATTTTGATGGTTCTGGAGAATCTGTTGGTGCATTAGGTGATGCAATTAAGGGTGTTGGGGATTGGGTAAAAACTGATGCTACTCAATTGGCATTAAAAAATATTATTGGCAATTTTGATAGTTGGAAACCTAAGAATAATGGTTCTGATTCTACATCTCCATATACTTCACTCGATTCACCTACTGATAAAGATTCTAGTGGAGGTTCTGGTTCTTCCAAAGACCCTCATGTTGCAGAAATTGATAAATATAAAGAACTGACTGATGCAGTTGAAGATTATGACCGTCAATTAGAAAGACTTGAAAATGCCTATGACCATACAGATAATGTAAAAGAACGTATTGGTTTGAAACAAGCAGAAATTCAGATTTATCAGAGACAGAAAGATGCTATTGATGCATTAAATAAGGCTCGTGATGTTGAAATTAGTCAAAATGTTGAATTACTGCGTAAGCAAGGATTTAAGATTACATATGACCCTAATACTGAACAATTGATAATTCATAATCGTGAACATATCAATGACTTGTCTCAGGATATTATTGAAACATATGAAGACCTAATTGAAACAACTGATGAACTGAATGATGCCAATAAAGATTCTGCTGACCAATGGGATGAATTAACTTATGCTATTGTTGATGCAGGTAAAGAGTTGACTGAACTTCGTATTGAACAATATGAAAAATATATAACAGAGCAAGAACATCTGTTAAAACTACTTGCTAATCGTGACGATGCTCTGAAACAAGACCTTCCTATCTATGATGATATGATGGATGCTACACTAAAAATGTGGCAAGAACTTGTTGATGACGGTTATGAAAAAAATAAAGAGCAGATTCAAGAATTAGAAGAAGCATGGATGGACTTCTATGATTCTCGTATTGAGCGTGAAAAAGAACTTCTTGAAAAACAATTAGATGATAATGATGATGCACTAGATGCTATTATTAAGGTTATTGAAGATGAAATTGAAGCCATTGATGACCAAATTGATTCTTTGAAAGAAGCGAATGATGAACGTAAGAAAGCACTTGAACTGCAAAAAGCACAGGCTGAATTAGATAAACAACGCAATCAAAAAACTAGATTAGTTCTGCGTAAAGGCAAAGGTTGGGTTTGGGAATCTGATGAAGATGCTGTTAAAGAAGCAGAAGAAAATGTTTCTGACCTAAAATATGAACAGCAAGTAGATAAACTTGAAAAAGAAAAAGAAAAATTAGAAGATTTAAAAGAGTTGTGGGAAGAAATTCCAGACATTAAACAGAATGAATGGAATGAACAACTCATGATTGATAAACTTGGTGCTGATGCTGAAGAAGATATTTTAAGTGGCAGAATCGATGTTATGGAAGATTTCAGAGATGACTACACTGATATTCAGCAACAAATCAAGGATAAGACTGACGAACTTGAACAACATACCAGTGATGCGTATACAAAGATTGTAAAAGAATTTGAAAGACTTGCTAAACTTGCAGGTATTGATTTTAACCTAGATGATGGTGAAAAGATTACAACTACACAATCTTCTTGGTATGTAAATAAAAATGGTAAAGCCCCTTCTCAGGCTCAAGTTGGAGATATTGTATACACTAAAGGTGGTACATATCGTATTACAGCAAAAGATGAGAATGGTAAGTTTACTAGCGAAAAGATTAATGATAAATCTACTGACATTGCTGAAAACCAATGGGGCAAAAAGATTTCTGAACGTGTAATTGCATCTGGGGAAGATGTTGTTGATTCTGTAAAAGATATTATTCGCACTAATGAAGATTTGGTTGATGCTGAAAGACGAAATATTCTAACAAGTGAAAATCTATCCAAATATATTGTAGATGGCAATACTATTACAGAATTTAATAGTGATGTTATTGATGATAATACTGATGAAACAGAAGATTTATCTGATGATACTGAAGAAAATAGTGAAGTAACAGAAGACAATACATCTGAACTAAAAATTTTAAACAATAATCTTGAAAATCTTGAAAAATTATCTCTTGAAGAATTACCAGAAGACCCCTTTGAAATGCTTGACTGGGGTTCTATGACAACAGATGAAAAGAACTGGATTAATCAGATGCGGGATGCATACATGATTGCCCTAGAACAAGGTAATGAAGTGTTTGCAAATCAGATTCTTGGCATGTTGTCTGACTTCCAAGCAGGTTATGGTGACGAATATATTCAGATTGGTAAAGATGCTTATAATGCCGCTACAAATCCTTTTGGATATGAAGGAAAAACTTCAACTGGAGGTGGTGGTGGTTCTGGCACTGAAGATAGAATTGCCGACCTGAAATGGCTAAAAAGTAAAGTTGATGAAGACCCTAGTAAGTGGTCTGATAAGTTTAAAGATACTTTGGAACGAGCAATTGCTATTGAAGAATATGGTTCTGGCACTGATTCTTATAAATATAACAATGGTTATATGACAACTACCATTACATCTGCCACAAATGAAGCAGAAAATTATATGACTGCTGAAGAAATCAAGATGAAGTATGACTATGAACATGGTAATACTAATAACGGATATGACCCTGAAAAGATGGCAGAAACAGTTGCAGATAGAATTGCAGAAGCAATTGAAGATGGTGCTGACAGTATTTGGGGTGGATTCTTACCTAAAGATTTTGATTATGCTACAGAAGTAATTAAGGATAATGAAGAATCTTTGAAAGATTATATTAAATCTACTACATCTGGCTCTAGCAGTGGGAATAAAACATCTAGTCAAAAGGCTATGGATGATAATAAAGTATCACAATCTGATAGAGATAAAATTGCTGATGCTCAAAAGAAATATAATGAAGCAAAAGCAAAAGGTGATACTCAAGGAATGGCTGATGCCCATAAAGAAGCAGAATCTATTCGTAATAGTTATGGTTATTCTGGTGGTGTGGATGGTTCAGAAAACATCAGAACAACATCTGCTAATACCAAGTCTGTGAGTGAAAACACCAAGGCTACTACTTATAATGCAGATTCTACTAATGATAATACAGATTCTATGGATGCTAACTCAGATTCAGTAGATAAAAATACTAAATCTAATGAAAGTTTAGGGGAAAAATTAGATAAAGGATTGACAGTTAATGTAACTGGAACTGGTTCTGGTAGTGGTAGTTCTGGTAGCAAAGGTGGTTCTGGTGGAGGTAGTTATGGAAGTAATTCATTGCCATCAGAAGGTAGAGTAAAATGGACGAAAACAGATAATGGTGATGGAACAACAACACATACTGCAATTGGTAGTGATGGTAGTACCAAAGTAAGTTACACTACAAAGAATAAAAAAGCAAAAGGTGGCTTAAACCTTAAAGGTGATATTTATAATGTCAATGAAAAAGGTGATGAAATCGTTCTGGATAAACCAGAAGAAGGAAATTGGATTCGTATTAATACTGGTGGTACTGTAATACCTCATGAAGCCGCTGAAAATATGTGGGAATTTGGTGCTAATCCTAAAATGTTTTTATCTGATTTACTTGGTTATGATGCTATGAAGATGAATCAGCAAATGGTTTATATGGGTGGCACTGGCGAATCTAAGACTATTATTGAAAACCATTATCATGACATGCATTTCCATGACGTAAAAGATATGGATGGCGTAAAACAAATTCTTGCAGGTCTACCTGCTCATGCTGAACAGCATTGTACAAGTAGAACAAGAAGTGTTCGTACAGTTTAATAAAATATTTATGGGTAGGGTTTTATCCCCTACCCTTTTTATATAGAAAAGAGGATATTCAATGGCGAATATAAATGATTACATCTGTCAGGCAATTGATGTATTTTTTAAAAATACGCCATTGTCTTTTGACCAAACTAAAATTGGTCGTGTAACTGAAATTTTAAGTAATAATAGATATAAAGTGAAAATTCAAGACAATTTCTATACTATAAAATCCCTATTTAATTATAGTGTAAATGAAAAAGTTTTTGTGTTGTTCCCTTGTGGAAGTACAACAAACCTTTATATCTATCCCAACAAACCAAGCATTACTGTATCTGATGTTGAGCCTAGTTCTGCATCTGAAGGTGATGTTTGGATTAAGACATGAAGAAAGGTGGTAGATTAATAAATGGTAGTCTCCCCTATTCTGTTAAATTCTTTGCCTTTTGATGCTACAGAAAAATATATGTTGTATTTTTCATACTCTGGTTCTCAAGTATTTGGACATAGAATTATTGTTAAAACAAATGATACATTGGAACAAGTTTATGATAGTGGAATTATAGAAAGTATGGCTTTAACTGCTACAATTCCTGCAAATACTTTAGAAAATGGTACTACATATCGTTTTCAAGTTTCTGTTATATGTTTAAATATAGAAGATGGTTCAAGAGTTGAAAGTTCTCCATCAAATACAGTTATTTTAAAATGTGTTGCAACACCTGAATTTGGTTTTGTTGATATTGAAGAAGGTGTGACAATACGAAATTCGTATTTTGATGCACAGTTATTTTTCTCTTGTGAAGACCCAATTGAAATATTAAATCAATATAAAGTAATTTTGTATGCATCAGATACAACAACATCATTATATGATTCTGGAACTATATATGCGAATTCTGGATTAACAGTTAGAATTTCTGGTTTGACTGATTTAGAAACATATTATTTAAGAGCAACAGGTGAAACTCTTAGTGGTATGGAATTAGATACTGGATTAATTCAAATTAGATGTAATTATATTAAACCTGACTTATTCTTGGCATTTTACGCTGACAATGTGCCTGAAGACGGTTTAGTTCAATTATCTTCTAACTTTGTAATGGTTGAAGGTGCTACTGATGCTGAATCATTGATATATGTAGATGATGAAAAAGTTAATCTTTCAAATGGTGATAAAGTTTATTTTAAAGATGGTTTTACTGCAACAAATTTCACTTGTAAGATTATAGCGGAGAGTATTAATGATTTTTCTACTGTAATTACATTTGATATGGTTAATGCACAGGCATATGTGATGTGGTGTAAAGGAATTTTTGAAGGTGAAGAAACAGAAACTTATTATGCTGAATTAGTTGCCTATTCTTATATTGGTTATGAAAGATTAAATTACATTCAGTTAAGTAATAGAATTGAACCACCAAATGATGACGAACAGGTTTATTTTTGGATTCGTCATGTAGATGGATGTTTTGATATAAAAATTGAAAAATTAACAATTGAAGAAGTTGTAGAAGTTATTGAGGAAGGTGGAGTTGAATGATTTTCTTAGGTAGTTTTTCTGCAATGGAAATCAATACTACACCTGTAAATACTGAAACTACAGAAAAAGTAGAGATTTCTAATGCAGTTTTTGATGAGATGTATATGGATAGTGATACATCTTTAGAATATGATACAGAAATTCCTGCATGGGGATATACAACTATTCTTGATGCAAAATTCCAGAATAATATTCTTGCAGGTAATGTAGATTTTACTCTTGCTTCTATTACTGGCATGTTTATCAAGAAAAGAAAAGTTGGAGATTTTAAATGGACTACAATTCACTATGTTCCTATTAATTCTGAAGAAGATTTTGATTTCTACTATAATGATATCGTTGTTGCATCTAATACGAGTTATGAATATGCGGCAGTTCCCGTAGTAGACAATGCTGAAGGTACATATCAAACAATTAAAGTTGATGTTTGTTATGATGGTTGTTTTATTATTGACCCCACTTATGGATATCAAGTTGTTGGTGAATTAAAACGTAGTAATTTGAGTAGAAAAATTCCTGTCAATATTATTGAACCAATTCATTCTCAGTATCCATTTATACATTATTACTCCGAATCTAAGTATGACCAATTTACTGTATCTGGTTGGTTTGTGGAAAGAAATAAAGAAACCTATTTGTTTGATTCTTCAAATGGTTGGAAATATCGTGAAAAAGTTAGAGATTTCTTATCCAATAGAAGACCAAAGATTGTTAAATGGTATGATGGTCAAATTTATATGGTTTGTGTAACAAGTGATGTTGGAGAAACTGAAGGTGTGTTTAATGAGCATGTAACAACAAACATTCAATTTACTCAAATTGGTGATGTTTATAGCAACTCTGATTTGTATAAATATGGATTTATCAATTTCTTAGAGGCAGGTGTATAACAAATGGCTTATTACCCTACCCAAAGAGATATAGATGCTCTTACTGCTCCAGAAAAAATTTTGTATGCAAAAATTCTTCTATTGAATGATAATTTTCAAACAATATATGAAATGAAGCATGAATTTGTTTCTGGACAGTTATCTACTAATGTTGATTCTGATATAAGAAATACATTTAGTATGACTTTAGCAGTTATCAATAATAATGTAGGTATTGAAGAAGATAAATTATTGTGGATTGATAAATTTGTAAAGGTGTTTGTTGGTGTGCAAGTCCCCTATCCTATTGATGAAGTTTATTATTATGATAGCACTGGAATTGTCAAAGGTAATAGACAGACAGATATTTTATGGTATGATAAAGGGATTTTTGTATTAACTGATTATATTTATAATCCACAAAGTAAAACATTACAAATAAATTGTTCTGATTTGGTATGTAAATTAAATGGTGATGTTGGTGGTGCTTTAGAAGGTCTGGAAACTGTTATTAAAGAAGAAGAAGGTTGGACTATTCGTGAAGCAATTATTGAAACGTTAAAACGATATACCTCTTTTACTAAATATAACATTGTAGAAATTCCAAATGAAAAAAATCCAAAAAAAATTCCTCATGATTTAGAATTTAGTTCTTCTGATACAGTGTGGACTATATTGACTAAATTGAGAGATTTAGAAGCAGGATATGAAATGTTTTTTGATATAGATGGAACTTTTGTATGTAAAAGAGTTTCTATATTGGATACTGACCCTGTTGTATTGGATGATACTATATTGCAACGCTTATATATTTCTGAAACAGATAATGGTGTTTTAAGAGATATTAGAAATGTAAGTAAAGTTTGGGGTAAGTGTTTAGATACAGATTATTTCACAGAAACTTGTGAATATGATGAAGCAACAAATACTTATAAAGCACATTTTAAAGATATTGCTTTAGAGGATGATGATGGTACAAAAATACTTCCTACAAGTACAAAGTTTGCAGTAAAGATTCCTAGTACAAACATAAAAGAAGCCCCAAAAATTGCTATTTATAATACTCCTACCGATGGAACAGAAACATTAGTTGGCACTTATGATATTACAGATAGTTTAGAAGAAAAAGTTGTAAAAGATTTCTTCACTGCAACTCGTTCTTTTGTTTTTAGATATCGTAGAAAAACAATGTATGCTATGGGACAATATCAAATTGTTGCAATTAATAAGTTGTATAATGTTATGCCAACTGATGAAATAAAAAATGAAGAAAAAATAAAACATAATTGTGATGATATTACATACACAATAGACCCCACTTCTCCTTTTGCTGTAGAAAGAATTGGTGAAAGATGGAAAGTGTGCAGTGGTGGAGAGTATGATGATATTGAAGCAATTGATGATTGTATAACAAGAGCAGAATATGAGACATGGCTTTCTGCAAAAGTTGTGTATACTGTTTCTCTTGAAATGGTTTTTATTCCTTGGTTACAAGGAAATGAGAAAATTAGATTTACGTTGTCTGCGACTGGTGAAGTTAAAGATTGGGTAGTACAAAGTATTAGTTCATCCTACCCTTATGGCACTATGTCTCTCAGTTTAACAGAATTCTCCCCTCTTTATAATTTTGAGGTTGAAGATGAAGTAATTGAGGGGACAACTTAATAAGGAAAGGATGTGAAAATTAAATGAGTGAAGTAATTAAGTATGATGATTTAACACACACTAAGTTTCCTTTACAGGAAGATAAGTTAAAATATATTCGTGACCCAAAAGATAGTGAAATACCTTTAATTAATCAGTACAATACATATATGGCTACAGGTCAATATATTAATGCATATGAATTTTTAAATCAAAACCCTACTCTAACAGAATGTATTATTAATGCCGACCTATTATTATCTCTGCATCATTCAATTATTGCATTGCAGAGATTTTTTAATGGGAATGTATTAGAACACATTTATCGTATTGGTCAACAAAAAGGTGATTGGAACGAAAATATGTCTTCTGATGCATCATCTGAAGCATTGAAACTAAATATGTATGATATTGTTCGTTATCCTGTTGATGGATTAAATCAATATTTTATGGTTATTAGTAGTAATATCGTTGCAGGAACTTTACCTACAGATATGAGTTTTTATATGCAGATGACTATAAAAGGTGATAAAGGTGACGAAGGATATACCCCACAAAAAAATATAGATTATTGGGATGGTGAAAGTGGTACTGGTTTATCCCCTTGTGGTGCTTGGATTGCTGATAGAACTTATGCTCAATATGATATGGTTTCTTATAATGGAGAACTATATTATTTAATTTCTGATTCTAGTATTAATGAAATTCCTGAAGATTATAATGTTTGGGAAAAAATTATTTTTTCTGTAAAATTAGATATTGGTAGAGATGTAAGAACAGATTTAGAAGATGAAGGTATTTGGTTTCATCAACAAGAAGATAATGATTCACATATAATTCTTAAAACAAAAACAAGTTCTGGAGAATTTTTAACCATTTATCCAGAAACGAAAGAAGCATATATATCTGATTCAAATGGTATTAATTTACAAGAAAAATTATATTATTTGTATTTTGAAAGATTGGATGTAATTGTTTCTACTACAATAGATGATGAAGCAGGAACTTATAAAAAAATAGCAAAATTATCTGAAAATGAAGATGTAGTTGTTGCAACATATTTTATAGTTGATACGTTAGATATAGATGGTACAATAAAGACAGAATTTAATATATATGATGAAACTGGTTCTGCTAATTTATATAGAATTATTGAAACAACAATTGAAGTAGAAAATGAAGATGGGACTGTTTCTTATAATACTTCAAGATATAGAAGTTATAGTATTGACTTAATGTAATTTTATCAGGAGGTAATATTAAATGGCAACACTAGATAATGCCCTTTTAGTAAAAAGTTTGACAAGTTTATATAATAAGAATAAAAAAGAAAATTTTACTCTTAATTCTGTTACACCAGAACAATTGAAAAGTATGATTGGAGTAACAATTTCTGAAGAAACTTATAACAAAATTGTAAATGAATGATTAAGACCTTTGCTATTACAAAGGTCTTTTATTTTTATAAAAGTTATTAAATACAAATCTTTTTAAAGGAGGATTTTTATGGATAATACTTTTGATATTATTAATAGTAGGAAATTAACTAATATTCAGCAAAGTTTATTAAATCTTGCCACTCAAAAAAATCAACAAGAATTATTAGATGCTATTGAAGCAATGTCTGCTAATTCTGGTTCTGGTGGTGGGAATAGTGTTCATGGATATGAAGAATTCACTACAGCAGGAACATATACTTGGACATGCCCTGAAGGGGTAAATGAAATTACTGTTGTATTAGTTGGTGCATGTGGTGGTGGTGGCGGTGGTGCAGGAGCACACAGATATCCAGTTGGTTGCTATACATACTATATGTCTGGTGGAGGTGGTGGAAGTGGTGCTACTGGAGGAAGTGGAATATGGCAATATACAGTTGTTCCAAATAAAGTATATTCATTAACTGTAGGAACAGGTGGTTCTGGTGGTTCTGGTGGAGCCGCTGTTCACACATATACTGCCAATGATAATTCTTATTGTGGAGGAACTGGAGGAACTGGTGGTGTAACAAAATTTGATGTGTTGACTGTTCCCGGCGGCGGCGGCGGAGGTGGTGGAAATGGGTATAATAGTGGTGGTAGTGGTGGTGCTATTGCAAGTGTGGAATGTTTTGGTACTGTAAGTGTTGGTATTGCGGGTAATTCTGGTGGGGTTGGTAATGGAACTTATTCTTGGTCTACTGATTATGTTGCTGCTGGTGGTGCAGGAGCACAATCGATAAAAAATAATGGGTTAATTTTATCTGGGAATTTTTCAAGTGGGGCAGGTGGTGCAGGTGGCAAAAGAACTGGAACAAGTGCAGGTAATGCAGGTTCAGCAGGAGCAAAAGGTTATGATGGTATGGTTATAATAATGTATTGATTTGTAAGTGGTGATTTTTATGTTTTATAAAATTCCTTTAAATTCAGACTTATCTAATATTGCTTATAGATGTATGGATATTGTGGATGATTATATTTATATTGAATATTTAGAAGGAGAAATTTTAGATTCTTGGATTAATATTGATGAAAATTCGATTCGTTCTATGTTTCCTAATTGGTTTGAAACAGTTATTGAATTAACTCAATTAGATAGAATAGAAAATGCTATTTCTATTTCAAACGAAGAACTTAGACAAGAAGGAGCAGATGCTCTAACTGAAGCATTAATTAATAGTGGTATTTTATAATAAATATTAAAATGTCTGTGGAGAGAGGTAAAATTATATGGATGAAAGATTAATTTTAATGAAAAATTATTTTTCTCTTAATCAAACATATTTAATGTATTGTAATGATTATATTGAAACTAATTTAAAAAATGTATTATTAAGTGGAGATGTGATTGGTAAATTTATTCCATTAAAAGATTTAAATTTACAAAAAGATGTTGTTAATTTAGGATGGGGTTGGCATGAAGACCAATGGTTAAAAGAAACAAAATATAATAAATTGGACTTAGGAAAATCTATTATTAAAAATGGAACATATTATCCAATTACAGTTTCTAAAATAAAAAATGATGATAAATTATATGTTTTTGAAGGAAATCACAGAATTATGTCTTTAAAGATGCTTGTTATGACAGGAGAAATAGACGAAAATTTTAAAATGTTTTGCTTAATACTTCCTACTAATTTTGAGACATATAGTGAATACTGCAATCATCGTAATAGTGTTTTTGCATATAGAGACATAATGGTACATCAACATAATTTTGATAAGATATTAGACAATAAAATTATATTGAATATATTGCACAATCAAGCAAAATTATATGGAGATAAAATGATAAATGATTATGTTATAGAAAAACATACGAATAATTGTTTTGATATATTGTTTGCCATGACTGGATTCTCAAAAATATTGAGAGATTTATTATATATTTACAAAGAAATTAAGCCAAGTAAAATAATAAATGATGAACAGGAGTATAAAAAATGGATAACAATTTAATGGATTTATCTCATATTAAAAGATTGTATATTAATTTAAATTTAACTAATGAATTTTTATTAAAATATGATAATTTTAATGATATAGTATATTTGTATAATTCTTTATTTTTACAATTAAACAAGAATAGATTTGGAACAATAAGAACATTAAAAGAATCAGAAGTAAATGATGGGTTTTATTTTGGTAATCCAACAATGGTTGTCTTTAATATATTAGATTTTTCATTTGAATTTATTGATATATTGATAGATATTATTAATAATGCAAAACAAAATTTAGACAATAAGGTTAGTTATTCCATAATTATAGATGGTAAATTTATAACAAGTGAATTAATAAAAAAAATATATGTAGAAAATATTTTTATTAAAGATAGTCAATGTAAAGGACATGATTTTTGGTATCAAAAATTAGTAGAATTTAATGTACTGATTTTGTCTTTTAATAAAGATGAAATTTATGGCATTTCTCAATATGCAGATTCTATATTTGTTCAATTTAATGATAAAAATGATATGAATGTTGAAGATAAGAATGGGGTTTGTCCAGAATTAGTATATTATCTTAATATTTGTGAAGATGGTTCAATTACTCCATGTTTTTTGATGAAATCAAATATTAATAAAGATTATGTTTTAGGAAACATTCAAGATTCTACTATTTTAGATATTTATTATTCTGAAAAATTTGAAGTTTTAAGGAATAGACTAAAAAATAAAAATAATTGTGAAATATGTAAAAGTTGTCCTAACCGTAATAAAAAATATAATGATATATTTTCTGTTATTGTTATGCCAGATTAAGTTTAAGGAGAATTATAGTGAAAGATTTATCTCATATTTATAAAATTGATATTGAATTACAATCTTTTTGCAATAGAAAATGTGATTGGTGTCCCAATAAAGAATTCGACAGAACTTTTAAGGAAGAAATGTCAGATAAAACATTTGAATGTCTATTAATTATGTTGAAAGAAAGTAATTATGGTATTTTTAAAAACAATCATATTCCTATTTTTTCTTTTCTTGGATATCAAGAATGTTTTAGTAATGTTGAGTATTTTTCAAAACGATTGAATGAAATAAAAAAAGTATTTAATAATGCGATTTATGTAACTAATTCTAATGGAGATTATTTGAATAAAGATAATTTACAAAAAGTAAAGTTAAATAGTTTGTCTATTCAAGATTATGATAATAAAGGATTTATTTATTGGTATAAAAAATTTCAGGAATTTGAAGTTTTTAATATTAATTATAATATTGAAAATGGTGTTTTATTTGGAAATCATTATACTATTGAAAATATAAATGTTGTTTTGAATTGGGCAAATAAAATTAAATTGGAAAATCGTGGAGGATATTTTAAACATAATGATTTGCCAAATATGAATTGGCTAAATAATATGGATATTAGAACACAATCTTGCCCAGAAGCAGAATACTTTCTTACAATTTCTTATGATGGTTCTGTAATGCCATGTTGTCATATGCGTCCAGATAATCCAGAGCATAAAGATTATATTTTAGGAAATATTCAAGATACTTCCCTTTTAGACATTTATTATTCTGAAAAAGCAGAGCAATTTAGAGAAAAAATGCGAATAGATAATGGGGAATATCCAGAACCTTGTAAATATTGTCAAAAAACAAGAGAAGGGAATCTTATTGGTTCTCCATATGGGTATTGGTACATTAATAATAAGTATATTAAAGTTTAAGGAGAATGGAGGTATTTTATATTGAAATCATTATATAATCAAATTGGAATATTTGCTCCTGCAAGATTGAATAGTCAAAGACTTCCAAACAAACAAATATTGCCTATTGGTAATTCTTGCATGTTTGAAATATGTTGTAAAAAATTAGATTATATTAAAACACAATATGGTATTAATACATATGTTCTTATTTGTGATGATGAATTAATTAACATTGCAAAAAAATATCCAAACATACAAATTATAATCAGAGATATTGAAACAACAAAAGTAGATGCTCCATTAAGATATATTTATAAAGATGTTTTGAATTTAAAAGAAAAATATCTTATGTTTTTTAATCCATGTTTGATTTTTTTAACTCCAGAGACAATTTTAAATAAAATTAAAGAATTTATTTTTTCAGGTAAAAATTATGCTACAAGTGTTAAAAAATTCCATAATTGGCTTTGGGATGATAATGATAATCAAATTACAGATATTAATTTTAAAGAATTAAACACAAAAGATATAACTCCTTGGTATCAAGCAGCACATTGTTTTCACATATTTAATAGAGAAAAATTTAAAGAAGATGGATTTATGTTGAAAGATGATTTAGTCCTTCTTGAAATTCCTATTGAAGAAACAATTGATATCGATACGAGAGAGGATTATGAATATGCTAAATGGAAATGGGAAATACAAGTATGTAATTGATATTGATGGTACAATTTGTACTCAAGATGGAACTGATTATGGGAACGCATTACCAAAATATAATATAATTGAAAAAATAAATAAATTATATGATGAAGGAAATCAAATTGTATTGTTTACAGCAAGAGGATATGAAACTCATATTGACTGGTCTGATAGAACATTACAACAACTTCAAGTATGGGGTGTTAAATATCATGATTTGATTTTTGGAAAACCTTCAGCAGATTTATATGTAGATGATAAGGCGTGTCATGTAGATGATTTTATGAATCAAGAAAATATTGATTATGTTACTGTAATCAATAAATCTTGGGGAAAAGAATATCTTCTTGATATTACGCCTACATATGCTATGAAACGTTTATGTATTGATGCAGGAAAAAATATTTCTTTACAATATCATAAGAAAAAGCGTGAAACATGGCATATTGTAAAAGGAACTGGTCTTGCAAAAATTCATGATGAAATACATGAAGTAAATGTAGGAAATACTATTGCTATTCCTGTTGGTACAATTCATCAAATTAAAGCAATTACTGATTTGGTTATTATAGAGAGTTCCACTATTGAATTAGATGATATAGTAAGAATTAGAGAGGATTTTTAATTATGATGTTTATTGGAGAGATTGGTATAAATCATAATGGTGATTTGGATACTGCATTGAAACTTATTAATGAAGCAAAACGCTGTGGTGTAGATGTTGTTAAATTTCAAAAACGTGACCCAGATGTTTGTGTTCCTGAATATCAGAAGAATGTAAAACGGATTTGGAAAGGTAGAGAAATGACTTACCTTGAATACAAATATGACGTTGAATTTTGGGAAGAAGAATATGATATGATTAATCAGCATTGTAAAAATATTGGGATTCAATGGACGGTAAGCGTATGGGATGTCCCTAGTGTTGAATTTATGAAACGATACATAAATGATATTCCATTTATTAAGATTCCAAGTGCTTGTATTGTTGACATGGATTTGATTGAAGCAGTTAATAATTTAGGCATTCCCGTTTTATTTTCTGATGGTATGAGTACAAGTGAAGAAATTAATGATACTTTTATAAAATTAGATAATGTTATTGGTATTTTGCATTGCAATAGTTCTTATCCTTGTGCCGAAAATGAAATTGATTTGAACGTAATAAAATGGTATGGTAATATTTACTCAAAATTAAGAATTGGATATAGTGGTCATGAAATTGGTTACTTCCCTACCCTTCTTGCTTATACTATAGGAGCAGATATTATTGAGAGACATATTACTCTTGATAAGAATATGGAAGGTTCAGACCATAAATGTAGTCTTGATATAAATGATTTAGAGGAATTAATGAAACAGTTTGAGCGTATTAAGGCTATTTTAGGAAATCATTATGTGACTGTTTATGATTCTGAAAAAAAAGTGAAAGATAAACTGAGAAAATAATTAGTTGATAAAGGAGAAAATAAATGATTTATTATTATATACCAGATTTCTTTTTTAATTACGATATAAATGTAAGATTACTTGAACTCATTCAAACTGAACCAGATATGTTTTATGATGATTTTAAAATAGGTGCTGTTTTTGGTAATTTTCCTAATTGTATTTGGAATGGTGGAAGACCTGTATTTGGAAATAATTTAAATTTTGCAGAAATGCAAAATATTTCAGCACAATTTAATTATTATGGA